TCAGCTTGCAATGAGGACTGGCCAGTATAAAACCATTAACGCTGATGTTGTTTATGAGGGAGAAGTACAGAAATCCAATAAACTCGCCGGAGAGTTACATTTCGATGGGAAGCAAACCTCAGAGAAGATAATCGGGTATTTTGCCTACTTCGAGTTGCTTAATGGGTTCACTAAGACGCTCTACATTGAAGTTTTGGCAATGGCTAAACATGCAAAGCGTTATTCTCCTTCTCTAAAAAACAACAAAGACGTTACAATCGACGCTCTTGTTGAAATGGCTAACTCAAACAAAGAATCATCGTCAGTCGGTTGGCTTGGAAACTTTACCGACATGGCAATGAAGACCTGTGTAAGAGAGCTTTTATCTAAATGGGGTTATATGTCGGTTGAAATGCAAGAGGCTTACACCACCGATAAAGACGAACCGGAGAATACTAATCTACCTGCGATTTCTGCCAATAAGATGATTATTGACATTGACGCAGAAGAGTCAAAAGACCCCCAGACAGAAGACCAATCCGGCACAAATAAAGCCGGGTTCTAAACCTTCCCATGTTATTCAAATGTCTGGGTTCCAGTAGCGCAGGGAACTGCTATTTATTGGAAAACAACAACGAATGTCTGGTCATTGAGGCCGGGGTTCGTTTCCTAGAGGTTAAGAAAGCACTTGATTTTAATGTACGCAAGATTGTGGGGTGTATTATTACCCACGAACACGGCGATCATGCCAAGTATGCGATGGATTACCTAAAGGCCGGGATTCCGGTACTTTGTTCTGTTGGTACTCAGGTAAAGATTAGCACGGGCTTACTTCAGCCGTACCATTGTTACCACGGCAAAAAGTTTACCCTAGGCAATTTTCAGATTATGCCCTTCGATATTCAACACGATGCGGCTGAACCTTTCGGGTTCATCATCAAACACCCCGAAACGGGCAAAGTCTTGTTCTTAACCGATTCACATTATTCCGAATACACCTTTAAGGGGCTGAACCAAATTATTGTTGAAGCCAATTACTCTGAGGAAATCCTTCAGCACAACATTGATCATGGAAAGATTGATCCTTCCATGCGCAAACGTCTGGAGACTTCCCATATGAGCCTTAAAACATGTGTCGAACTACTTAAAGCCAACGATCTCACCGAGGTTTTAAACATTGTTCTCATTCACCTATCCCGTGGTAACAGTAACGCTAATCAGTTTTTAACTGAGGTTATTGCTACCACCGGGAAACGGGTATATGTAGCCGAAACAGGCTTAACGATTTCATTTAACGATTTACCTTTTTAAATCAAATTTTAACTCTAACACATTTTTAGAATGGAAACTACTAATTATTATCTATTTAAGTTTTTTGAAGAAAACCGAGTTGTTAATGAGAACCATGTTCAAAGACTAATTGACTCTATACAAAAAGTCGGGTTTATAGATGGATTTCATATTCTCGTTGATCAAGACATGCGAATAATCGACGGGCAAACCCGGTTTAATGCCTGTAAAAGGCTTGGAATACCTGTTCCTTATGTAATTAAACATTGTGCATATGACGAAGCATTAGCACTGATGATAGAATTAAATAAACCGCAGCGTCCTTGGGCTATGGCGGATTACGTTCACCGATGGGCGAAGGGAGGTAAGGCTTGCTATATCTACCTGTTGAAAATGGACGAGAATTACAAATTAGGTTTGAGCGTCATGTTCTTTATTTTATTTGGAGCAGTCCATAAATATAGTCATAAATTAAAGGCCGGAGTGGAATTTACTCCAAAGCCAAAACACATGGATTTACTAAACTTTATCATGGAGGCCAAACAATTAGTGCCTTATTATAAAACAGGTTCTTTTGTTTTTGCCGCTATGCAACTTTTTGATAAAGTTTCTCCCAAACTCATAGCATTAATCTTAAAAAAACTACCCTCGATTCCTATGCAAGTTTCGACTGCTGCCTATTTAGCCTGTTTTGAAAACATTATAAATAGGGGAAGATCATCAGGGAACAGAATATCCTTAACGGGGATATAACCCATTAACCCATGTTTAACGACGATATAATGTCTTTGGCTTATCAGATTCAAGATAAAGTCACTGAAATCGAAATCGAGCGAAAAAAGCTTGATGCTCTCGCTAAAAGAAAAGCGGCAACCCAATCCAATTACGACCGAATGATGTCTCTGGTAATCCTAAAAATCAAAAACGGTACGATCAGGGAGCATGACGGAGAACCAATAGGCTCAATCGTTCAATCCAACATCCCCATTATCGCAAAGGGTATATGTTGGAATGAATGCCTTGAAAAGGAAGAGGCCGAGGCTCTTTATAAGGCTTGTATTTCCAACCTAGAGGCAATGAAGGCCGAACTAAACGGCCTACAATCTATTAACAGACACTTAGCAAATCTAAATTAATGGAACAAGAAGTAAAAAAGCGAAATCCCCGTGAAGTATCAAAAACGATTGCATCCGTGGTCGCTCAGGTAAAGGCGGTTAACGACGATACCGCCAAGCAAATCAAGGAAATTAACGCCGCTGCTAATAAGAAAATTGCGAAACTATGTATTAACAGTGGCTTTACCGAGAGGCACATTAGAATAATAGCAAACCTTAGGGAGCAGCCGGAAGAAATCGAAACAACAGTTATTTACACTTAAAAACCAAAAACGATGGTTGATAAACTTATCTATCAAAACGAAGACGAACGCACCAGATTGGTGAGTCTTCAAAATACTGCCGATACGGTGGTAAAAAACAAATCGTACTACAAACGCCTGTCTGCTGAAGAAGTTGCGCTAAAACGCAAAGATTTCACCGATAAGTCGCTTAAAATCTCAGACCTCGAAGAGGATAAAAAAGAACTGGTCAGCCAGTTTAAAGAGCAAATCGACCCGCTAAAAACCGACATTAAAATTCTGGGAACAGAAGTACGCAACGGCTTCACACGCTTTGAAGGTAATCTCTATGGTTTTATCGACGAAGAGAGCCGTATGGTTCACTTTTATTCTGAAAACGGCGAGTTGATCGAAACCGAAACACGCCCGGCTAATCAGGAAGAACTGGGCTTGTTCTCTGGTATGCGGATAGTTAAATCAGGTACTCACAATTAAAATAGACCCAATGAACACAACTGTAAAAGTTAGATGTAATTCTAAAAAGGAGACGTTAAACTACGATCCTTCAAAACCAATCGCAACAGCAATCGAGTTAACTGTTCCGTATGATCAAAACTCTATTTTCTATCAAATGTCTGGCGGTACTACGATGATTTTAAACACCGTAAATCAGGTCGCTGCCGATATGTTTCAAATTGGTAAAGATTACGACATGGTAATCAGCCCTTCAGAACCTCAATAAAACAAAAACTATGATTGAAGTTAGAAACCTTATCCTCCCGGAGGATCAAGAAGAAATCCGAATTGTCCAAGTTAAAGGCTTAGACGAACGTGCGCCTGCTCAGGTTGGTATCATGGGTAATATTGATACTGTTTTGCGCTTTCTCGAAAAACGTTATGCGTTTGCCCTCGACCTTGATGTATCTGCCACACCTAACAATCTGGTGTTTCCTTTAGTCTCTTCAGTGGTTATTAACCGTACTGATAAACAAATCACATTAACGTTTGACGAAACAAACGGATGGGATAATGGAGTAATTACCGGGAGCCTTAAATATGACCCACGTTTCCTGAAATGGAAACTCAACAACGGGCATAAATGGGAACAGGAAGACTTTGCATTGTTCTGTAAAATGAACCGTTCTCTGTTTACCGATCCTACTGTGGCAATGAAAATTCACAAGGAACTAATGGACGTTAAAATCAAGGTTACCCGTGAGTTTGAAAGCTCTAACGATAACCGTGGAAACGACCGCCGCTTAGTCTCTCAGAAGGTAATCAACAACAACATCCCGATGGGGTTCACCCTTTTGGTTCCAATCTTCAAAGGAGTGCCTAAAGTACCTTTTGATGTTGAAATCTATGTCGATCCTTCAGACTTTAAAGTAACGCTTACAAGCCCACAAGCGAACGACATTGAATCTGACATTACCGATGGTATTATCGACGAGCAAAAGGCCGCTATTCAGGTTCTATGCCCCGATCTGGTAATTATCGAACAGTAATATCCTGCATGGTTTAACCGGGGGTTCGATTCCCCCGGCAGGAACAACCTTAAACTTTATTTTATGCTTGAAGAAATTTTCAATGCTTATCCTGATGATAGATTCAGGTTAGCAGATGGATTTGACGCAGCCATTATTGGCGTGTCCTGCGACTGTAATTGTTCCCCTCGTTTGGTTTATTCTGTGAGTAAGGTTTTTGAAATCCTTATGGAAGTCGAGAAAATGACTTACGAGGAAGCCTTAGAACACTTCGAGTTTAATATCGCCGGGTCATATTTCGATGATAATGTCCCGGTTTGGTGCTACGACAATTTTTAACCTATAAACATTACTACTGTGAAGCGTGACAACAACACCCAAGAAGCCTTTAAGTCAAAGTACAAAGGCGTTTCCAAAAGAGTTTTAAACGGACGTGTTTACTACGTGGCAAGGAAAGTCTATTGCTCCGTCATTAAGCAAAAACACTGCACTACCGAACGTGAGGCTGCAAGGGCTTATGACTTAATGTGCCTCGACTGGAATTTAGAACCTCAAAACGTATTTACAAAACAACTATCATGAAAAAACCTGTAATGCCTGCAAAATATAGTCACCTAGCTTTTTATATCGGTCAGGAAATTGAACACAAAAAACACGGACGGGGGTATTTTATATCGGGTATCAATACGACAAGTATCGAATGTGTACGAAACTTAACTGGCCTTCCCGAAGACGACGAGCTAGAAATGTTCGACTTTGAAGATGTTCGCTTGATCCTGTTCCCCTGCGATAAAGCTCTAGTTAAAAGATACGCCGATTCGCTCCGGTTTATCAAGTTCAAATGTGCTGAAGGGGTTTGGGTTTTTGATCAGGAAGAGATAGGTAAATCTGTAATCCGCAAGATATGAAAAAACCACCCTTATGCCAATGGCCTGATGGGTGCAATAAAGAAACGATATTCTTTCCTCGATCAACGATACGGAAAAAATACTGCGAAGACCACGCTATTGCTGCCGTTTTAATCGCATCCCGGAAAGAGGTAGAGAAAGACAAGGCCGATCTGGAGAGAGTCCGTCAGGAGTCGAAAAAGCGGCTATCTGTGAACCAATTCTACAAAACACGGGCTTGGTTAAATTTCTCTCACTACGTTTTGCTCTATTATGCCAACGACGACCTAGAGGTAGTTTGTTCTACCGATCCGAGGTTATGGTATCGCATTAACGACCCTAATATCTGCGTTGGGCATTACCTGAAAGTTTTTGATGCTAACAGTACCAATTTTTCTACTGCTTTCGAGTTCCGCAATGTCGGGCCACAAAGTCGCAAAGAAAACGACCGTGGCGGCAACATGGAGGCAATGGCTCATTGGATTGAAGATACTCACGGCGTTGGTACAGTTGAAGAACTGAAGCAAATTCGGCGTAAGCCTTTAAAGCTCGACAAGTACACCCTCGACCAGATTGCTAAAACCTATCTGGCCTTATTCAACGAAGAACTAAAACGCAGGGGGATTAAAGACCCTTGGAAATAACTAAACTCATGGCTGCAAAAAAAGAATCATACTTTACGAAGTTAAAAGACCCTAGATGGCAGAAAAAGAGGCTTGATATTTTAAGCCGAGATAATTTTACGTGTACGAACTGTTTTGATACTGAAACAACCTTACAGGTACATCATTTAGCGTATGCCGAAAACCCTTGGGATGTTGATGATTCTAAGTTAATTACTCTTTGCGAGGTATGTCACGAAGAGTTTACAGAAATGAACGCTGAGATAAAAGTTCGTTTAAGTTGTATAAAAGACCTAGATACACTAACCGAAATTTCAAGAATCCTATATTGGGCCATAAGAGTTGACCCTTTTTCATTAAGGAGTGCTTTAAACTTTTTAAGCATGATTCCCGACCTCGATACTAAGACTATAAACACCTTATTAAAGGTAACATTTGAATTAGGTAACCAAGATAAAGACTCTTAACATGGAAGAAAATCTCAAAGGGTATGAATTAAGCCGGGACTGGTTTGATTGGTGTTACGAAAACCCAGAGCGTATATCCCCTACACATACTGCGATGTATTTTTTCATCATAGAACATTGGAACCGAATGGGTCAGAAACAAAAATTCGGGCTTCCAATGGAAATGACAAAAGATGGACTTGGAATTAAAAATTACAGAACATACACAAAGGTTTTTAATGATCTTGTTGATTGGGGGTTTGTAAAAGTACACCAAAAAAGCAAAAACCAATATTCTGCCAATATAGTTGCTTTGGTAAAAAATGCAAAAGCACGTACAAAAGCATATACAAACGCATGTCTATTGCAACAACAAAAGCAAGTCCACGGCATTGTAGGTGTAGATAATACTAATAACCTAATAACTAAAGACACTAATATTCTTTCTTCACCCGAAGGTGAAGTACACGTTGAAGTTGAAAAACCTGAAGTTAAAGAGGAAACCCCAGAGGTTAAGATTGAAGACCCTAAACCTGAAATCCCGGAGGAAAAATTTTACCTAACCAAAAGAAAACGCAAACTATCAGGAAAGCGACTCGATTCATTCTTGACCTTCTGGGAAAAGTTTAAATACACACAAGGGAAAGCCGATGCTGCCGATGCGTGGTTAGATATTCCACAACTAACTAAAACCCTTTGTGAAAAGATTTACGCCGCTGCTGATATTGAGGCCAAGAAAAGGCCAGAGGTTTTAGCATCTGGGAAAACCCCTAAAATGGCACAAGGTTGGTTAAACTCCCGACGGTATGAGGATGAGATATATTTTGAAAAGAAAGCGGAAAAGAAACCCGCCACAATAAAAAACAACTACCTATGAGCAAGATTGATGAAATTAACGCAGCCTACGGGTTGGTTCCTCCACAAGCTTTAGAGGTAGAAGAGGCGGTCTTAGGTGCGCTTATGCTAGAGCGTGATGCGTACTTCTCTATCAGCGAGATTTTGAGTGAAGAGTCTTTTTATAAACTCGAACACCAGATTGTTTACCGGGCCGTAAAAGACTTGATTGCAAAAGGAAACCCTGTTGATTTAATGCTGATAACACAAGAGCTTAAAACAACCGGGAATCTCGATAAGGTTGGTGGCCCACTTTTCGTCACGAAGTTAACATCAAGGGTGGCCAGTGCCGCACACATCGAATACCACGCCCGGATTATAGCACAAACCTATGCAGCCCGGCAAATCATCAAAATATGCTCTCTGCGCAGTACTCAGGCTTACGACCAGAATACTGATATTGAAGATACTTTATCCGGTCTTCAGAACGACTTGATTAGTTTGTTTGAAACAGGCTCTAAGCGTGAATTTAAGATTAGCGACGCTATCCGTGAGATTGAAGAGCGAATCAAGCTCAACCTTGAAACAATAGGCATAACCGGAATGGGTACGGGACTTACCCGGCTCGATAGGTTTACTGGCGGCTTACAAAAAAGCGACTTGATCATTATTGCGGGTGAAAGCTCTCAGGGGAAAACATCTTTGGCTCTTTCGATCTTAAAGAACGCTGCATTGTACTATAAAGCCCGTGTAGCGATCTATTCTCTTGAAATGAGCAAGAGTCAGCTAGTGTCTCGTTTAATCGCTCAGGAGTCTGGAATATCTTCAAAGCGGATCATGAATTATAGATTAAGTCCATTGGAGCGTAGTCAGATTAAAACCCAAACGACCCGCATGGAGAACCTGCCGATCTATTTTGATGAGAGTAGCTGCTCTAGTATCGACCAAATTTGCACCTCGCTGCGAAAGCTAAAACTGAAGTACGACATTAATCTGGGGGTGGTCGATTATTTACAACTGGTAAGCACTGGCTTAAAAAACAAGTCCGACGAATCCCAGATTGCAGAGATAGCCCGGAGGTTAAAGAATGTGGCTAAAGAACTCGACATTCCAATTATTGCCCTTTCACAATTGAGCCGTTTAAACACCGAGGATAAAACCAAACACAGGCCGTCTAAAAACAGGCTCCGGGGTTCAGGCCAGATAGAAGAGGCTGCGGATATTGTCATGATGGTCTGGAGGCCGGAAACTTATGCAATGACTGAATTTGAAGAGCTATATACGGGGCTTAAAACCGAAGGTCTTGCCGAATGTATTATCGAGAAGGGGCGTAATATCGGTATCGGAACGTTCCTTGTCCGGTTCAATAAAGAAACAACACATTTTTACGACTGCGCCCCCGGTGAGATACCGCCGGAATATTTGCCTAAAGAAGATATTGATCCATTCTAAACTCAAAGCCATGACAGATAAGGAATTTATTGAAAGAGTAATCCGTATGCGTGAACTGCAACGGAAGTATTTTAAAGACCGTGATTATGAAGATTTACGGGCTTGCCGTAAGATCGAAGCCGAGGTTGATGCGGCTATAAAGCAAATGACTAAACCTAACAATCAACTCAACTTATTTATATGAAACATCTTGCAATATATTTATCGAATGTTGCTATTTTGAGCTACTTAGCTACAATTTTAGCCTTAGTTTTTTTTGCAACATGGGTCGGGGTAGTACAACAGTTTAACGACGATCCGGTAGGTTACATAATTTCTTTTAAAAGCTGCAATAGAAGGGTCAGAGGCGAGGTTATAGCCTTTGATAATTTTACTTTTTTGGTAAAGTGTTCGACAGGAATTCGCTATCGTTACGTGCCTCGAAGTTCATGTACATTGTGCTTTTGGTACAAAAAACAGTAACTTATGGTTTTAATATACTGGAAATAAATGGGTTAAAGTGTTGTAAAATATTGCCTCAAAATATATCAATAAGTTAAAAATTTGGCATACATTTAAATATCGAAAACCTAACTCTAAGAACCAGTATAAAAGTTAAACAAAAAAAACCAAAGAAAAGTTATGCAGAAAAGCGATTTTGCTTCAATTCTCTATGAAGCGTTAAAGGCGGCGGGATTTAAGTATCACGGAAAGATTGATGTTAGTCAGCTTAACATTGAAGAATGGGCTAAATTAAGCCCTCAACACATGGCTAAACGTTACGCTGAACAGTTTAGTCTTGCCGAGTGTAATAAAATCTTATCCATCCTTCAGGATATTTACAACGAAAACAAGAGGGAAAATTACCACTATTCATTAAAAGACAACATCCTCAACCGTAAACTTCCTAACCCGGAGGATTATAGGTTTGCGATAACCCATTGTGGATTGATTAAACAGTCGGGCGAACGTGCGTTAACAAAATACGAATGGCTCCCTAAGAATGCCCCGATCTACGCCGACGCTGAAGCAATTCAGAATCTCTACAAATTGATGAAAGCGACTAAACTTACCAGTAAACAAAGAGATTACGTCGAAGAACATCAAGACGACGATAACGAGTCTTTAAATAAGGAGATAAACCCCGATAAGCTTGCTAATCTTGAATACGAAGTGGATAGGCTTGCTCGATATTTTAGAAGTAAAAACCAACAGCGCAAAAAAAACGGAGAGCTTAAAAACAAAACAACTACAATATTATCCCGTGAAATTAAGCGCGAATTACCGGGTATAGACCGGGAAGCATTGCGGAGTAATGCCGAGCAAATTAACGATATTACCGAAGAGGAAGAACAGGGATTAGAATTCCTAGATGATAATAAGGTGGTAGAAAACAGTGGATTAAAGTCGATTAGCAAGGGTACTTTATTCATCATGAACAAGCGAATGAAGATGTACCGGAAGATAATCAAACACCAAAATATCTACATCAAAGAGTTAGAGTCCCAGGTTTTGAGCTAATGGAAAATGCGATGCGGGAGTTCTACATTTTAGATAAGAAAAGGGTAGTTAAATCTAAAGATGTGAGTGACTGGGCGAATAAGATGAATACGATAGACCGTATTGTAAAGCAAACAACTATTGGGTTCGTTTTAGTCTCAACTGTATTTCTGGGTGTAAATATAGCCGCCAGTGGGCCACCACTTCTATTTGAAACTAGGGTATTCGGAGGTAAACATGATGAGTATCAGAGAAAATATTCAACATGGAGCGAGGCCGTTAAAGGCCATTCAGAGGTGTGTAAAATCGTATTCAAACTTTAAACAATACTCTATGGTGGAGGATGTGTTTATTCACAAATTAAAGTGCCTGACCCGTTACAGTCAGGCATTTTGCTTTTTATGGGGTTGGTGTCATGTTTGGCTTTCTGAGCGATAACCCGTAACGCTGTATGTTTTTCATGTTCTCCAGATACTTCGCATCAAAGTATTTGGCGAGGTCTGCAAGCATACATTTTACGTACCACTCTTTGATGATGTAGTTTTGCAGGGCAAACTTGATCTCGTTATCAATCATCGGCAAATAATTACCGTTATAGCCTTGTTTGTCCACAATGGTAACCGATACCGAAGGTTCTACAACCGGGTTGGTCGTTCCCACTAAATCAAGCACGACGGAAGTGGTCACCCCGGAAGTCATTTTTAGCAACTTGCCAAATATCTTAACATGCCCCTCTGTAAGAAAGGCGTTAAACTGGAGCCGCTCATCTTCAGATAACCCAAATTCATCTACTTTATCGCTCTCCTGAGACAGTTTCTCTGCCTGAGTGAGGGTTTCTAACGTTACCGCATCAAAGAGCGATTGTATCGTGTATGAGAACTTAATTATTCCGGTGGTTTTCGTTACTGTCATTGGAGTAGGTGTTAGTAAAATTTAATAGGTGTGCTTATTGGGCTTGTGCGCTGATGGATATAGCTGCGCAACAACGAGAGGGATTCATCATAGCTTTCCTGATATGAGGCTGAGTCTATTCCCCGGAGTTTTGCCATTTTCATTAAAACAAAGTTTTCCAAGGCTGTTTGGATCAAGTCGTCAATAGTCGGGATAAGCGACGTGTTAAACGTGTCGGGCATATTTAGCCTGAAGACAATTGCCCCGGTGGTTAATTCCTCGAATGATCCTTGGATTTCGCTATATCCAATATCAAATTCAAACCCTAACAAGGGGTCGTTTACATCGTCAACTAGCTTTTTCATGTACCCGGATAAAACCTGAGCGACATTCGAGGACGCTGTTTTTAAGAACTTTTTACAGATAACCTGATCCTCGTCAGAGATTACGGTGTCGTCTGCTACATTCAAAGAGCTTTCAAGCAAGGTGTTTGCTTTATACATCGACTGCAATTGGCTATTGTCGAGCAATTCAAGTATCGAATAGTGAAATATTATCATGGCGTTTAGTTTATGGGTGTACGATTAAAAGGCTCCCCTGATTGTAAAAGCGAACGTCTGAATGAACCCAAGAAACACCCGACTCAATACAGGTAATCCCTAAGCTCTGCCAGTTTTCCTGAATGTATTTCCGAACATCTTCAGCCGGGGCTTTAAATAGTTTATCCGAGGCTCTTCCGAACGAGTGTTGCGACGTAGGCGAATAATCAGAGCTTGCAGAGGTTCTTAATCCCGACCAGTTCCGATCCCCGTCTATGTACCAGTTGTTGATAGTCACCGGGCCGAAATGCTCTCTTAGTTTCTGGTCGGCGTAGATTAATCTGCGATCAAGCAACCCGATTAAAATGGTGGGGTTCTTCTCGTATTTGAGGTACAACTCTTTCGGGATGTACTCATCGAGGTACAGGTTTGCGGTTAGTGCGATCCGGCTCATGGCTATTCTCCTACTTCGTAAATTTTAATTCTCACGGGTTGCCCTGTTGCGCTCCTATCGTCCGAATAGGTTACATTACTCCAGAACTTCCATGTTCCCGCCTCGTTTAATTCCCCATCTATAAAATGGTGGCAAAGCGTAGTGTTCGTGTCTGAAAGGATCGCCGGGAAGCTTCCTAAATTTCCAGTCGGGGTTTCATAGTCAATCGACATATTTAAAGACCCTGTTGCGTCAACCTCTGTATCGAGGTATAAGTCGAACTTTCCTTGGTTTTTATATATCTTTTCCATGTCAGTAAATTTTAGACGTTAGGTGTTTGTTGGTTGTTATTTTGCTGCCCTGATTGCTGCTTATGGTAATCTTTGATTTTGTTCTGAAAATAATCGTGTCCGAGTCTAGGAAGATTACCGACTTAGCCCGTAACTCTGTTGTTATAATACTTTTTGCCCGTATCTCTTCGCCGGGATAATAAACCCGGTATTGTATTTCTGCGAGGATAACGTCTATTACCGAACAATCTTCCCATGTGGCTGCGTGAACTTCCCGTAGGGCTGATACTTCATCCAGAACATTGATCGACTCGATAATATCTGCGCTTGCTACAATTCGGATAGCCGCATCATGCAAATCTGAAGCGGTGCAATTTTCGTTCGTCTCTGAGAATGTGGTTAATAATCCTGATGGGTAATCAAGTACCGCTCCGGCCTCTACGACATTGATTCTGAAAACTGCCGTTGCCGATGAGTTATCCGTTACATTGGCTACTTCAGAAATATCGGCCTGTAAAACACTAGGGCCAACACTTAATTCTCCGTCAGAGGTTTCCTGCGCTGTGGTTGTTTCACTAATCGCTACCGGGTACTTAATTGCAGCATCCGGGCTATCAATGGCAGTTGCAGCCTCCGTGCGGGTTCCTGAGGTTGTATAAATTGCATTAACGGTGTCCGCAACGGTTCCTGTTTCTGATTGTGTTGCCCTAGAAGTCTGGGTAGCTGTTTCTGAGTCTAAGGCAGGTGCGCTTTCCGATGTGCTTACCGACGTAGAACCCGTAAAGTCCTGAATAGTCTGTGCGCTCCCGGCTTCTGTTATTGCAGCCTTAGAGGTCTGAATAGCTGTCGGAATGTCTAGTGCCGATCCGCTTTCAGTAATTACCGCAGGGCTTGTTTTAACGGTAATCTGCGTGTCGGTTGCTGTTCCGGCCTCGTTAATAGTCGCAGGGGTAGTCTTAACGACCGAATGGGTATCAAGTGCCGATCCTGCCTCAACTTGGTTTGCAGGTTGTGTATTTACACGATTCGAGGTTTCTGTCGCATTTCCCGGCTCCACAATGGAGGTTAGCCCGGTCATTATTGCACTCCTTAAATCGGTTGCGCTTACGGCCTCAGTGTTGACTACCGGGAATGTAGCTATTGAGCTATCATTATCATTAGCAGTCCCGGCCTCCGTATTACTGGCTGCGGTTGTTTTTATTGCCGATGGGCTGTCTGTTCCGGCCCCGGCCTCCGTGATTGCCGAAATTAAAGTCGCAATTGCCGATAAAGTATCTGTTGCATTTCCGGCTTCCGAAATAGTTACCTGTTGTACCTGTAATACACCCTGATTTTGCTCTGTTGCTGTTATACCCTCTACAATAGCTGCGATGGAGGTCTGTATCCCTGTGTTTTGATCCGTAGCGTTGGTAGCCTCCAATCCGGTTGCAAGCTGTAAGGTAATAGCACTATTTTGATCTACTGCGCTTGCGGGTTCTGGTCTGGCGGCAATGGCAGTCTGTAACCCAGAATTTAAGTCTTGGGCTGTTCCGGTTTCTGTAATGGTTACCGGGAATAACGCTTTACCCGATGGAGTATCAATTACCGTGTTCGTTTCTGTTCTGGCGGCTATTGCGGTCTGGGTTCCCGTTGGGGTATCAATAGCGGTTAAAGGTTCGGTTTTTGCCGCTAATTGGTTCGATATACCGCTCTCGTTAGAGGTTGCGGTTGCGGGTTCAATAGTTGCCGCAGACACAACAATTATAGCTGAAGGGGTGTCGGTGGCATTAATGGGTTCCGATTGGCTCGAAGTCGCTAATAATCCACTGCTCTGAGTATCGGTTGCGTTTGCCGCTTCAATTAAAGTTGTGTTTGTTGTTTTTATTGCCGACTTAGTGTCTATGGCTGATACTGGCTCTGTCTTCGTTGCGTTGGCAGTTTGAATAGCCGATTCGCTATCTGTGGCTGTGGCGGCTTCATTATTTGAAGCACTTGCGATTATTATAGCGTCGGCGTTATCTAAAGCAGAAATCTGTTCAAGGCAAATCCCGGTCGCAGGAATAACCCCATTACAAGAGTCGTTTGCGGAAGTTGTTTCCGAAACCGAACCAGAGTAGGTCGTACCCTTTAACCATTGGTAGGTTATAATGAGCTTATTTCCGCTAATTGTTGCCATTAAGTACCTGTTACATTAACATCTATTATTGTTGCTGCTGTCGGCATTGTTATCGCCGATGTTCTTTCTCGCTCAACTGTATCTGTGATTGTTGATCCGGTTATATCTGTTGGAGTTCCGGTAACATCTTTTTGGAGTTTAACGTCTCCTGTCCCACTTGCCGCTCCATAGGCTTCATGTTCAAAGGTTAACTCCCCTGAGCTGCTATCCCACTCCGCAGGATCAAAATTATTTTGATAACCCTTTAGTCCTGTCGAAGCTCCAATTTGAGTTGTTGCTAAACTCATTTCTAACTGGATTCTGGTTGGTTGTGTCGTATTGAAATTATTTATAACATTTACTAACACCCCTGTGTTATCGAGCCCCACCATACCAACAAGCGTTTCAGATAAAGCGGTTATATCAAAATTATTTTGATATGGGAGTGTAAAACTAAGGCCGTCTTGATGCCAACCCCCTGCACTGTCAAAAATAGCGGCGATAGTTATTGTGCAAAGCATTATTCTTGTTGCAGAAAGCCACGTACCACTAACAAAGTCCGTTCTACCTGTATTAAAAGCAACATTATTAGCATTTAAAGAACCCCCGGAATAAGAACCCCACCACATTTCAGAGTAACCTGTTTTATAATAGAAAAAAGTAGTCGAATCAACAGCAAGCATAAACGCCGGGCCGGAATTATTAAAATACCATAATTCGTATTGAGATATTGCTATGGTTGACCAACTTGACCCATTCCAGTCAACAACCTGAAGGTAATGCTGTTTAAATGAATTTTGATAAAACAAAGTGACGATCCTTGTTGCTGATAAAGCACAAATAGCAATATAATAAGTAGATGTGTCCGCATTTAAGTCTAAACTCGCACCCTGAGTCCATGTAGAGCCGTTAAATGTATTCATGTAAAGTGTTCCATAGTAAGAATCCACGGTTGCTATTTGTGTGCTTGATATTTTACACACAGCAACATCATAGTAACCCCAAAAAGTTGGTGAATCCCCTACTTGAGATAATGTTGTTCCAGATAAATCGAAAGCATAAATCTGTGGGGTTGAGGAATTGAATGTTGCGATTACAGCAAATCTAGTAGCTGATAAAGCTACACAACAATGCAAATCTTGACTATTTCCTCCTAATGAAATTTTGTTAGAATAAGCTAAGGCTCCCGCTGCGACAATAATCCGGGCATTATATATGTCATAACTAGCCATGCTGCTACTCGACAATGAAGCAATCCGGTAATTTCTCCCCGATATTGGAGTAAATAGTACTTTATTGTAAGCTAAGGCTGTTGTACCTGCTGCGGCAGAAACTATGGTTGCTTTATTAGTCCACGAGCCGAAACTGCCGTTATCTTCTTGTAGATAAACGGTAACATTATACATCGAGTCATTCCCTTTATAAAAGACTTCTGCATAAAAATTATAGTTTGTTGACCATTTCGTTGAGTCGTAATTCCAATATTTTGGGTAGGTCGCAGGTGCAGCCGTTGTGTTTACTCTTCCTGTTTCTGTTGATCCAATATCAAAGTGTGATGTGGTGATAGGTATTTGACCAGAACTACCTGTGTCTTGTAATACAATCACTTTTGCTGACAATACACTGGGACTTGTGCCTCCCGATAATATAATTGTCAGGTAACCGTAATCATAAGGGGTACAACTAACCCTTTTACGTGTGTAAGTTGTTTCGGTGAAAGAGATAATTGCACCCGTAGATATTTGAACGGTTAATGTTCCACTTGCAACTTTGGCAACAACCTCAAAATAATAAGTGGCATTTGCAAAATAACCAGAGAAAATATTTGCAGCATTAAGTGGTGTTGCAGAAACAGCAACACTTAAAAAATTTATCTCTTGCCGAATCTTAGCCATTATCGAGCCTTATTAAGTTGCTGTATGCGTTCATTACTTTATTAATCTGGTCTAAAGTCAATGACTGGTTAAAATGTAGTTCTATCTGGTCAATATTATTACTTCCCGGAATTGACTCAGAATAATAAACATCATACTCATATCCAATATCACTAAATATTTCTGCTCGACGATTCCATACATCGGCAATAATAAAACGGCTACCCGTAAGCGAAGGAGGATAACAAGGGTTATCTGCCATTACAGAATCAAGTATGGTTTTTTCTTGCTCTGTTAATTCTCTGGAAAAATCAACTACGGTTTCTGCTCCTATATCGCTTAACCCCGTTGGTTCAATTCCAATAGTATTTAAAATACGTTGCAGACAATTCCATCTGTAACCGCCTTCGCTTAATTTTGGGTAACTATACAACATAGCCTTATACTGAAGTTGAGTAACTTACCTGAAGGGTGTCCCCAATCTGCAACACTTTGTCGCCCCCGGAGAATAACCCGGCAGAGTACAATACTCCGGCAGTACTGGCGTTAGTAGCTACTGCGCCTGTTCCAAATACTACGAAACAGCCTTTTACGGTTCCACCGTTAGTAGCGATTACAAACGATACGGCTGCGGTTAAAGCTTTAGCACGTCCGGCTGCGGCTGAGAAGGTCATAGATGCACGGGCGTTCGATGCGGGGGTACTCCAGTTTGGATAGTTTACACCGTTTCCGGCTTCAGTCCAAGTGGCGTGTGAGGCCATGGTGTTGGCTACGACAGGTACAGAGGCGTACCCTACTGAAGAAATCAAGCCTAAAAATGGCCCGGCTACTGGCCCTGCTCCGAAAGCACTGTCAAGTAATTGGTTTGCGCCTACGTCGGTTACAACGTTGTCAATATGGTCTTCCCATTTCAGGTTCCCGTCTTTATCGAAACACTGGGCAAAATAGCGGCCTTTTACGTGTAACTCTTCATTCATACCAGAGCCTCTTAATACGGTTGCCCCGGTGTTTTCTTTTGCGTTTAATCGTTCCATTGTGATTGTTTTTATTTGGTAAATTCAATTTTGGTAAAGTCAATCTCCCCGCAGTCGGTGTAAGCTTTAAAGGTTTGTTTCTTTTTTCTCCACAAAAAGCCTAAGAACCGTTTTTGGGTAACTAAGAGTTGGGCAGAATTAACTGCGGTGCGTTCGGTAATATCTAGTTTTGAGTTCGGGTCGGTACTTAATAGCGTTCCTTTCATTCCCCAACAGGAGTCGGCATAACTTACCGGAATCACATAGCCTTTTTTGGGTTCTCCTATCGGGGTTTTATAGACGATCTTTACCGATCCGGTATCTTTGTATTCGGTGCGTATAATCGTGGCTGATTTGACCTGTTTAGGCTTAATTTTATTAGCCTTGGTGAGCGAGTCTATTTTATACTTCCACCACACGTCCGCTTTCTCAAATTCGGCATGGGTTAAGGTCAACTCTTGTTCGTGTGCTTTGGTCAGGTTTTCAACATTTGCGGTCTGTCGGTCGGCTTGCTCTTTATTGAGCTTGTTCACCTTCAAAAGGAAAACCACTGAAAAAAACAGGATCACAAATACAGCCACTTCAATTTTTGTCCGTAGGTTCATCTTTCGGTTTTTTAATGTTACTAAACCACTCAGGGATTGTAAGCCCGGCGAGGCCAAAAGCCAAGCCCACAACGGCCCAGATAACTATTTCATTAATATTCGGCGTTACTACTGCCCGGTTAAGCATCCATAAGCACCAGAAAAAACCTAATCGCTTTGAAGAGATACTCCCTTGTTTGTCTTCAATCGCAGATGCAAGCCAGAGGAAAAATTTCATACCGCTATTTTTTATCAATGTGTCCATCGAGCTTGGCTTCGATCCGGTCTAACGACTTCATTATTAAGGTCTGCTCCGTCCGGTCGGTCTTTGTCTCAAATAATTGCTGAATCTCTTGGTCTTGCTTTGTTATTTTTGTTTCCAAGGTCGCTTTTGTGGTTGCATCGGTAATTAGCGAGCTTAAAACCGACACTATAATTGGGACAACTATGATTACCAAATATTTAGGTATGGTTATTATTTCCTTCTTGTCAACAGTCATAGCAATAGCATTAAGCATTGTTTTAATGCTCTCAATATTTGCTATTTGTTAAGGATTAATGAGTTGTTTTTTACCTGTTTATGGGTGAAATTGGATCGTTATTCTTTAGGAATTGGATATACTCGTCTGAGGAACTAAAGTATTCCATCGGAACGTCCGGGGTGTCTGGGTTTTGTATTAAGGCAACCTCTGGCTTATTGTCGTTCCATTTCCCTTCTAAACAGATACTTTCAGGGCTTCGGGCTTTCCCTGCGGTAGGGCAACTGCACCGGGTACAAATATTTAAGCTGTTCAGAAACTCGCACGTCACACAAACTGCCATGCGTTCCTTTGCTAAGGCTTCAATCTCCGGGGTCGGGAAAAGGTAGTTTTTCCAACCTTCATATATTTCGGTTAGTCGGCTCATGCGGGTATAATTGTTGCGTCTGTTGTTTCGGTTGCTGCGGCTGTTTCTTTATTACTTATCCGAGCTAAGACTAAATCGGGAGTCCCTGACGGATAATAGGTTCCGTCTTCTTTCAACCATGTTTCTATTTTGAAATTATTCATTCCGTCCGATATGTCGGTTATGGTTACGACACCACAAAAAAGTTGAAACGCAAATTCATTGCCCCAAGACCACGGATACCACAATTGATGCCACCCGGTAGGAGGGGTAATTTCTACTAACGCTCTATTCATAACTCCATAATAAAGAGAGCCTGATTTAGATGTTTGTCTTAAATCCCAGAGATAATGAAATTGCATTAAAAAAGGGGTAGTATATGAAATGGAAGATGTAATATCAAAATCGGCAAGATTATAATAAGCGTTCATTACTTGAACGTCTGAGTTCCATCTGTTATAAGCATTATCACAAGCAACCCAAGGTCTGTCGTTTACAGACAGAACCATGTTTATGGTTATTATGTGGTTTACATCATCAAATACAAATCCCGTATTATAAGGCAAATAGAGGTGAGTATCAGTATATGTGTCTCCGCAGGTATTCCCATTTCTGTTCATTAAACGCATTAATTTATAATGGTTATAACTATTGACATCAGAAGTATAATTAGTCCAGTTGCCATTAGTTATTACAGAATTATAACTGGCTTTGTAAAGGTCGTAATCAACTGAAGAGGTGAAAGTCATCGTTATAACATTGCCCGTTTTAATGGTGCGCATTGTTCCTGCATTTGCTCTACAACCACCCATAGCGGGGTATGATCCAGTGATCCAATCTATTCCCTGTGGTATGGGAACATATATTCTTTGGGTAACTTTATTGTACCAAGGATAATTCCCGTTGGGATTCATTTCAGCTGCGTTTATAAACCTTCCGTCCATATACCACCTGTACCTATCTGGAAATATATATGGTTGTATTGTTTTGAAAGAGTAAATAAATTTACAAGCTCCTGTATCGTAGGTAACTTCGACGGTGCTTGGGTCGATAGTCCTTGACCCTACTGGGGGGATGTAATCATCAAAAGAGGTAAGGCATTGTATTTCAAGAACCCAGTTTGTATTCGTATTGGTAGGCTCATATACTCTGGGGGTCACAGTAAACACTAAATAATCCCCGGCCTGAAAATTATAGACCGTAAGGTCGTTAACAATCGCAACACTTGAATAATAATCTCTCTTTTTAGGGTTCCCTATCCAATCGTCAGCAGGTAAATTCGTTCCCTGCTCCCAGTCGCTAACCTCAATCGGGTTATCAATATCGTTAGCGTGGTAATAATTTAAGGTAATCCTATCCACAACATCGTATCCGGTAAATTTCCAAGCAATAAATCTGGTAGTTCCGTCGGCGTTTAGATCAAATTTTATATTGCGACTAGCGTTTACCGCAGGGTCAGATGCGTTGTTGTAAGTAAATATATGCCCGTAAAATATATTATATGTGTTTATTGTCCGTGTTGGGTTTCCGCAATTAAGCCCAGATACACTCACATAATTAAAACAAATCTTTAAGTCCGGGCTGAATTGTCCAAGTCTAAAATAAGGAGAATACCTTATTCCATCAATGATGATATACCGCACAACGGCGTATAAGTTTCCACTCTGTACTGGTTCATTCACAAATGGATGTGTGGCATTCACTGTTACGTCGGGATTATACCCGGTGAGTAAAACGATTGGCCCGGTTATGCTGTTTAAACGCCACTCTATTACATACCCGGTAATTGTGCCTATCCCGGTAATCGAACCACAAGAAATAACACTTAATCCCCCGGAATTGCTTGCAAAGGCCAGAGTCGCTTTTAAACACTCCTTATACTGTGTCAGTACGTGTCCAATCTTTCCCAGAGGTTTGGTAAATCCTGTTGCCATTATGGGTATATGGTTATATTAATGTATCGTTTATTTAATACCCCGTCTGCTAAAACAGATATATTCGCAGCCGCATAAGTTTTAAGTTCTAAAACGCTCGTGCTGATCCAATTTAATGTATAAAGGTTCCCTAGTTGATCCATCATTATATCGTCAATGGGGGCGGTTTTATCCACAGTAAATAGCCCGGAGGAATTAAATTGGTAAGTCCCCACGGCTGTTCGGCTTAAAGTAATAACTCCAATGGTGTTTTTAGGTACTATGGCAGTGGGGTCTGCGGTTCCTGTTTGGGAGACGAAACCAATATAATCTTGGTCGGTTGTTGTTTGCTCGTTAATCGTTAACACTTGGTTCGCATCTATACTTCCCCGGCTTTCCGATCCTGCGGCAATGGTTACGGGTGGATGCGTTTCTCCACCTGAAGATACCCCGCCGTAAAGCATGGTAAAATCAGGGGATTCATAAACACCTAAAAGGATTAAAATATAGCCTTCATAGTAATGTTCATGGCGATAGTCGGTTGCAATAACGATTTCCCCGGTGGTTAACTCTTCTGCGTAAGGTATCTTGCCGTAGATGTAATGTTTTGCGGTCGATGCAAGGGTTGTTGTATTCCCTGTGAAAGACCAAAAGCGTTCAGGATGGTAATTTATCCGGCCTACAACTTCCAATACTTTATAGCGTGACAATAAATACCATAAATGATGCGAAAGACTTCCTGCGGTATAGGTTACAATCTTCCGGTCGGCAGGGTCACTGGTAAAACTTAACCCTTCCTGATGCCATTTGATATTCACATTATTGGGGTATTTCCACTGAATGTCGTTATCAATCTTTTCCCCGTAATCTTTGGCTGTCCGGTCGAGTAACGAATAGTTTATAGGGGCTATAAATGGGGCAACACCACTACCTACCGATTTGTAGATGATCCCAGTCATTTCAACACACGGCCCAACATGGCAGCGCAATACGTCTTCCACAATACCCTCGTTCCCATTTACCGATATAAACCGATACCTATGTCCGGCGTAGTCGCATAAATAAAAATCAACCTCCACTGGGAGCAACGCACCGTCTTCGTTTAGGTCGATAGGTTTATGTGTTACTTGGTAGGTTGCCGGGGCTAATTCGGTTTCCGGGGTCAATAACACCACGTCTTTAACCGTTATGCTGTAATTGACCGTCGCTAGGTATTGGGTTTCGGGCTTCATTAGGCGAAGATTAAGTGTACTACAATCGGATAACCAATAGTTGCCAGATTCCTAATCACTAATCGGTTGTTGGTTTTGGCTGTAAACCCGGAATAGGCTAAATTGCCTGTCAGGATTGTTTCTTCCCCGTTGTCAACATACAATACTTTTACGTCCACGATCCGTCGCCCTAAGGTGTGGGTTATCGAAATGTCGTTCGGGTTTATATCTTCGTCCAAGACCCAACCCGTCGGATAATCAACGGTAACAACAGCGTTTGAACAACGTTCTGCAACGGTTCCGTATTGGGGTAAAGTAATGGTGTAAATATCTTGGTGCAAAGAGGCTAGTTTCGCCTTTTCCTCGTCGGTGTAATTATTGTCCGATAATACTTTATCGCCGTCTTTTAATACATAAAGGCTCAGGTCTTGATCGTCCGAATGGGGGGCGTGTATCAATTGGATCAATACGTCCTGAACAAGCGAATACCCAAATTCTTTATCCACTTTAGCCTCTAGCATGGCAAGGATATTTGTTAGCCCCAACATTTCAAGAACCGTAGGCACATCCAATACTTCCGGCTGTCCTGTACCTGCGCTATCCCTGCCTATAAAGGTCTGGCTTGCTATATCAATTAATTTAATCAGGGTTATCGAGTGGTCTGGGATGCTCATATCTAGCCCTTTTACGACTAAAACCCCACTTCTAAACCAATACTCAACACCCTCAATATTAACGGTTAAGAACTCTGTTCTGGAACCTTCAGGGATAACAGCTAAAACCTGGGCTTCGTCTGTCCATGTAACGCCCGGCATTTCGGCTAACCCTTCGTCGGGGAAAGTCGATCCGTCATTAAGGTAAAACCTTCGGTTTACCGACGATACCATCTTTTCGATCTCTGTTCTGAGTGCAGCTATGGCTGCGTCAAATTGTTCTTCGGTAAAGGTCATAATCCTATGTATGAAAGTTTAACACGTTCCATTGCCAGTTTCGAGGCATCCATCTGGCCTATGATCTGCATAATCTTACCTGCGCAAGTCCATGCTAGTGCATCTAAAAGGTCTGGGTTTACTGCGATAAAGTCTTCTGCTATGGTTTCGGCTACATAGAATAGCTTTTCAACCGTGTGCGAGGTGTCCACTGAGTAGTATTCCAAGACCCGCCGCATCGTGGTTACTTGTGCCTCTGTTATCTGCCTCCAGTTTAATACTGCAACGGGTTTTACTAAACCTCCACGTAAAAAAGGAACAGATTGCCTTTTATATTTAGGGTCTTGTGGTGTTATTGGTATTGTTACTTCCCGTTCCCAGTCTGCCATTTTAAACGACGATAAACGGAGGTAATCAACCGGGAGTACCACATATCCGGTTTTTTCTTGCCCGGTATGTACTCCGGTGGTAGCTGAAGCCGCTTTAGAGCTTAACACTTGCAGGGGGGCAGATAGCTTAACGTCTTTGGTTGATTCTTCCAAATGGGCATTAATCAGCAAGTCATAAGGGTTCGTGACATTGGGGTTTGATGATAGGTTGTAAAACAACCCCTCTGATTCGGGAATTATTTCATCGAGTTTGGCTTTCACATAGTTGATAATGTGAATACGCACATTTGAAATTGGCGCATTAATAATGGTTCCCCCGCCTGTCTCTAAGTATAACCCTTCTAACAGTGCTTTAATCGCTGCGTCTAACCTGATCCGTTCTTCTGATAATGTACTCATGGGTTCTGTTTTAAAGGGTAATAAAAAAGCCTTGCCCGGTTAAGTCAGACAAGGCTTTATTTCGATTAAATAGCGTTCGGCTTAGGCCACGTTCACCAAGAAAGCCCACAGCCCGGTAGGTTCGTTGTAATACACAACATCACCAACAGTAGTGGTAATTGCGTCACCTGCTGTGTTTAATGTACCCCCAGTGGTTGCCACAACGTAAGTGTCTCCGTTCATAGGTTCAACGGCGGCGGCAATAACGGCGGCTGTTGCTGCTCCTTTAAATTTCAGACTGTCGTAAGCCAATCCTGCCAAGAAAGCCAGTTTAAGCTTTAAGGCTGATTCGTCACCAAGGATTCCCCCGGTGGCATGTTTGGTAATAAATTGTTCCCGTGTCATAATATTTAATTTTTATCGGTTTCTAACTTCAGAATAAGCCCGTGTTTCAGAAAGACTTCATTTAATTGTACCCTTCTGGTATCTACACGGACTACTTCATTGCAATTGTTTTTTAAATGTAATCTGGCTGCACTTAACGATGGTAAACAGACTGTTACCAGTTCTCCGGTAAATTCATCCAAGCCTTTTAAAATCTGTTCATTCAGAGTCTCCAGTGGTACGGGTTCATCCAAATTCTCAGAGCCGATTAAGGCATATGATAGTTTATATCCGGGGTAGGTTTCAAGTGCTTGTATTACTTCTGGGTCTGAAGTGGCAAACAAAGGCAACCGTGCAACTGGGAATTTCATTCCTCCTTTAAATTCAATGGTCTGGAAGCGACCCCCTACCATCAGGTCGATGGATAAGGGGTTACCGCCTAGAGATTGATATTTCTTGCGTAAAGCCATGATTACACGCCTTTAAGCCAACAATGTGTTTCCAGATTCTTGAAGGCCATAGACCAATGTTCAAGAATACGTTTTGCCTCAACACGTTTCTGGCCTGTTTTATCCAGTTCCAGATCGGTTACGGTTGTTGCTTCGTAAATACCTCTTTCGATGTGTTCCAAGTCCAGAACAAGACCGTTATCGGTATAGCCGTACACTTCATCAAAGATTTGGTGTCTGCGGATAAGCAACTGTCCGAAGATGGTTTCGATACGGGTAAATTTGATACCTGCAACGATTTCAGTAGAACCTGCCTGTAACTGTTTCTGCACTAGGTCAGCGTTCATAAGTCTTTCCAACAGGCCGTTTCCTGCAAACAACAAGCGTTTGTCCGAACCATTATTCCCGGTGAAGATGTATTTAGCCCAAGCGTTGAAAATTGCATTGGTAATAGCGGCAGATTTGGTGTACTCTTTTTCTTTTGTGATAAAGTAGTCAGCACCCCCAACCATACTAATGGTTTTTCTCAGGTTAGGATCGTAGAAATCCTTTTTAGGATAACCAAACAACATGGCTAACTCGCCCTGCGCTCTCATGTCGATGATCGCATCTTCCTTATAATCCATGATACCCAAGTCAACTTCTTTTAAATGCTGCTTGTTTACCAATGATTCTTCAACCTGACACATGAAAATCTGTGAGTAGTTAAAGGTGTCATAAGGTGCGATTTCTACTGGGTCGGTCTGTGCGTCAGTCTGTCCGTGACCATTACCAATCCTAGAAATACTTACTCCGTTACCAACGGCAGGCATAAAATTACCAAGGGCAGTCCCGGCAGCGTCACGTCCGTTTACCGGAGTCACAACGATGCGGTTATTGGTCATGTCCACACTGGAAACTAAACACCTGAGTTTTTTACCGTCACCACCGTTTACTCCGGGGATAATAGCAATGTCGTGTGATGTCCAATACTGAGGATTAGTTACAGGGAGTGAGGCACTCTGCGCTCCGGCATAAACATAGGCTGCGGTAGTTTCGTCCTGAATACCACGCTCGTCCTTAGTGTAATACTTCCACTCTAAAGAGTTGATCTTTCGCACTTTACCCACTTCACGCATGATAGTGTCCAATGGATAAATGTCTCTCCGAACCTTACTGATAAGGTTTGAAATCTCAGGGCGCAACAAATTGGTAGCTGCGGCATCTAAGTTCTGAGTGGTTACAGTGTCCTGAATCGTTGCTGCTGCTGATGCTGAACCGAGTACTATCCCGGCGGCAGGAATTAGTGCAAGTGTCGGGAAACACAATGCAACCATGATAATCGACAGTACAAGTCCTAAAAGGAATCGACCCGTCCGTTGTGTTTTCGTTTTCATGTTCTTTGTTTTGATGTTTAACTTAAAATTGGTTTTTTGTCTGCTAATGATTTCAAGCCGCTCATAAACGAGTTTTCTGGCTTTTGGTCGGTTTCTGCGGTTGCTCCTCCGCCTGAAAGTTCCGGTAAGAGTTTTTCAAGGTCTTTCTTAGATTTCTTGCCTTCGATAATCTGTTCGTTGCGTCCGGCAATTTTTCCATTTGTTTCTGCGTCGGCTACTGCATCGTCATAAACAAACCCTTTTTCAAGCATGGAAAGGTCTTTCTTGCCGATAAGTCCATCCCACCCGTCTTCGTAGTGCTTTTTCACGAACTCAGCAAACTCGTCTGCTTTCTTTTCGTCCCAGTCCTTCTTTTCTTCCATGTAAGTAGCAATTTCGGTGAGCGAGATTTCCAAATTGCCTTTCAGTTTGGTTTCACGCTCTTTGCGCTGTTGGTTCTTCTGGGAGAAAGTATTGCGGTCTTCGTCGTATGAAGCGTCATTGATCTCATCAACCAATAGGCGTACCTCTTCAGGGTCGTAGTTCCGGGCAATGGCTTTGGGTAGCGATCCGGTTTCCATCCAGTCATTTAATGTAGCGGCGGCTTCTGGCGAAGTTTCTGCTAAATCATAAACCTTATCATGGATTGGGATAAGTGCGCCTAATAAGCGGTCTGCTGCTGCAAGTTTGGCCTCCGGGGTCGATACGTCAGCGTCAGGAAAGAAGCGTAGTATTTTTTCCGTAATGGCATCCGCATTTTCGGTAGGTTCTGTTGTTTCCCCCGGCACTTCTGTTGCGGCCTCATCCATAGGACTTAACGCCTCAGGGCTTGGGGTTTCTTCTACGGGGGCTTCTTGCTGCGTCAGGTTGGTTTCTGGCTGCATTTCATCCTCTTCTGGAATAGGTGTATCAGTCTTCATAACAAATACTTTGAGTTAAAGTAATACTTTAAGCAAAGCAATATTATTGCCTGATAATAAGTAAAGTAAATTTGCACGAAAAAATATATATTATACCTTTACTCGTGTAAATTGAAAGTGTTTTTTACGTTCTAAAAGCTCCACAATGCCAACACGAAGAAGAAAAACCGAAATGGATCACAGAGTCGTTATCGCTACCTACCTCCAGAAAATGCGGGAGTTTGGGAAAAAGGCGGCTATGGTTAAGAAAACTGCCTTTTATTCTGAAGTAGCTGAAGAAACTGGGTACGCCGAAGAGACTGTGAAAAAAATTGTGCTTGACCAGTTTAAGAACCATGGAACAGTATCTTAACGAAAACAACCTCCGTAACGGGAAGCTCGACGCTAAGTACAACCCTTTCACTGGGGTAGGTTCTTTGCTTGAACGTCAGTCGCTTGTATTAAGTGACTTAGACTATGAGTTGAACCTACCTATGTCCATGATGAACCTCTCTTGGATTCAGCTATTGTGCGAGTGTGGTAGCTTTCAGGAGTTTGTCAACCGGAATGCCGGGGCAAATGAAATCCTGAACAAAGCGTTTGATCCGTTAAATACCTTAAAGGATATTTTTACCGATACCCGCCTCGATCACGACATGGAATACTGGTGCGCTGTGGGTATTAAGATTACCAACAAGGACACCTTTAAACAGTCGCCTTTTATCCTCCGGGGTGCGCAACGGAAGCTCTTGCTTGCTCTGGAAGGAATGCGGCTTTCCAACGTACCTATCCGTATCGTTTTACTCAAAGCCCGGCAATGGGGCGGTTCTACTCTGGTCGAGTTTTATATGATGTGGCTGCAACAACGCCACCGTGAAAACTGGCACATGGTTATCTGCGCTCAGGACGACGGAGCGGCTAAGAATATCCGTGAAATGTACATGAACGCTGCCCGGACTTATCCCGATGAGATTGGTAGTATTACTTTCAAACCCTACGCTAAATCACCTAAAAATCAGATTTGTGTGGAAACAGGGGGAATTGTAGGGGTTGGGTCTGTTAAAAACCCTGACCAGTTCCGGTCTTACAACTACGCCATGGCTCACCTTTCTGAAGTGGGCGTATGGCAGGACACACCCAGACGTACCGCAATGGCAATCATTAGTGCGTTAAAAGAGACTGTACCGGATCAACCATATACTGTTGTTGTAGAGGAAAGTACTGCCAATGGTCTAAACTATTTCTACGACTCTTGGATTAGTGCCGAGAAAGGGAATACCCGCTATAAAGGGGTGTTTGTCCCATGGTTTGAAATCGACCGTTGCAGGATTCCTGTTGAGAACCCGGAGGCTTTTGTAACGACATGGAGCGACTACGAGAAATTCCAATGGTCTTTAGGGGCCACAATTGAGGGTATCGCTTGGTATCGTAACCACATGGCCGACAAAAAGTATAGCGACTGGAAGATGATGGAAGAAAACCCCGCTACCCCGGAAGAGGCTTTCCAGAGTTCTGGCCAGAAGGTTTTTGCCCCTATCTATATCAACGCTATGCGTAAAGACAATAAGGAACCAATCTTTATTGGCGACGTGTACGGGGAAGCCCGGATCGGCGAAAACGCTCTTAAAAATATTCGTCTTGAAAAGTTTCCGAATGGTAACCTTCAGATATGGGAATTACCCGACACTGACAATGAATACGAAGACCGCTATGTTGTTTCGGTCGATATTGGTGGGCGTACCGAAAAGGCCGATAACTCAATTATCCGGGTGTTCGACCGCAAGGGAATGATCGAAGGGGGCGACCTAAAGGCTGTCTTGACTTGGTGCGGACATGTCGATCAGGATATTTTAGCATGGAAAGCTGCACAAATCGCAACCCTGTACGATAATGCACTGTTGGCTCCTGAGTCAAACTCACTGAAGAAGGAAGAGGAAGGCGACCACTTTCAGACGATCCTGAACCAAATCAAGAATCATTACCGCAATATCTATGTCCGTAACGATGAAGAGAAATTCGGAGACGATTTTGTGCCTAAATACGGCTTCCAGACCACACATAAAACAAAAGGGTTAGCAATAGACGCTTTAAACTCTGCTGCCCGTGAACGCCACCTAAAAGACCTTAATCAGCAAGAGGGTTTTTGTCTGTACGAACCCGATAAGGAAGTCTGCAACGAAATGAACTATTTTGAGACAAAGACCGACGGGAGCCAAGGGGCGGTACAAGGCAAACGTGACGACCATGTGATAACAACGGCTATCGGTACACACTTAGCCATTAATGTAATGCCAATGCCCCGGCTCAAACGGCGGGAGGTCGTTAAGCGGAGAACCGGGTATAAAAGTGAAAGTAGCTTTGAATAAAAACCATACAACCATGACAAACGACATTTCTATAATCCTGCAAAAAGCAACATCATTTCGCAAGGTCGAGCTTGACAGTATGCAAACCTCTGCGGCTCTTGTTGCTATGAACGACTACGCTATTCGTGCGGTAGCTAAATACCGTGATAACGAACAGAGGCAAATTCTAAAAGAGTCTTTAACGCTATTTCCGGCGTTATGGGCGGGAGAGTTTAAACTCTGGCTTAGGCTGAAGTCTTTTAACCGGGCTAAACGCATGGCTCAACTCCGGGCCGACTCTGAAGGGTATAAAATCTACGTGATACTTAGCTCTCAAATCAGGTACACCCTACTTTCTACTGCGGAGGTCGATTTTAACAAGCGGGTGCGGATTTTAGGCAAGAATGTAACCGATAAGGAACTAACCAAAAAGGCTGCGTTTGTGGCTACAAAACGGAAGGGAACATGAGCTGCGAGAAATTAACATTTGAAACTTATTACGAGGCGGCTAGGGTTATAAGCGCATCCATAAACATCGGTCGAAAACAGAACAGGCGCAACGCTACCAAGCATCCCAAGCGTGTTTACAAGTGTGAACATTGTGGTAAATACCACTTAACGTCTCAGAAAAAGAAGGTTTCCAAAAGTAACCATCACAATTATTCAGACCCAAATAAGAGCTATAAACCCAAATTTTAAACATACATTATGAGTCAAATTATTATTATCACCGGAAGAGTAGGCAAACAGCCTGAAACAAAGAAGTTCGAGAACGGACAGTTAAGCAATTTTTCTGTTGCCGTGTCTGAAAAGTACACCAACCGCTCCGGCGAAAAAGTCGAAACGACGGAGTGGTTTAATTGCACCATTAGCGGCAAGCTCTCTGAGGTTGTAGAGAAGTGGGTAAATAAGGGCGACCTGATACAGGTTGTAGGCAAACAGCGTACCCGCAAGTACAACGATAAAGACGGCGTTGAACGCACCTCTGTTGAATTAGTCGTGGATAAATTGGAGTTACTGGGGGGTACTAAAAAAGAGGAACAACCCAAGTACGAAACAGGATTAAGTGGGGGCGGTACTGCCAGAGTTCCACAGCCAGAAAATAATAGCCCGGAGGAAGACGACCTGCCATTTTAAAAACCTGGCATCATGAACGAATACGAAAAGCTGAAAATCAAGTACGCCGGGCTTTTGGGTGCGTATTTAGGGACGCTAGAGGGCTTAGAGTGGTGGAAGCTACCCGATGAATTAAGGGAAAAACTTAAAAAAACGAAGGTCGAACTACTGAAGCTTCACGAAGAATTTGATCAAAATTAAAGAAAAAGGGCAACTCGGTGAGGGTTGCCCTTAGTCTTGGTGGATGTTTTTGTTGTGTGAATTAGTTTTTAGTGTGCCGCATGGAAGGCGTAACAAATTTAATTTTTATTTCTAAGCAGCCTTCATTTGGTTGTAAGTATTATCTACCAATTGTTGATTTCCCTGAACACCTGCATTTTTAACGTCTTCGGTTAATCCGGCAACGGCGGCCTGTGGGTTCATCATCGCTTGTTCTTCCCTCTTTCTGAGGCTTTCCAGTAGATTCTGTTTGAACGGCATAGTTGTGTTTTCGAGGAACATTCTCAAATCAATAATTCCCTTCATTACAAACTGGTTCAAAGTATCTTCGATAGCGGCTCTGTAAATTGGGGAGTCGTTCGATTGTCCGATAACCATATCAAATTCAACCTTAGATACCATTGCCGGGTCGTACTTGTGGGCGGTATCAGCAAAGGCCGATCCTGAAACGGCTAACATGACTGGCTTGTCGTAGTATTGCTGAATGGTCTTTAACGCTTTCATATCCCTCATCAAAAGGAAGTTCATAAAAGCATCCTGCATGTCTTTCGAGTTCATGGTAGAGTTTTCTACCTGTTGGGCGTACAAAGCCCCTGAGGTTCCCGAAAGGGCCGCATGGCCTTGCATAGCAGGTTGTACCCCGCTTACGTCTTGCAGCATGGTTACATACATTTGGATCATTTCATTGATACCAAAATTCCCGATACTACCTTTTACCTCGATAGGCGGGTGTGTCCGGCCTTTATCCAAATCCAATACTAAAACACCACCGATTTTCCGGTATTCTGCATCGACTTCTTCCGGGCTTTTACCATCCAGACTGTTTTTGTCTAGGATGATCGTGTTTTTAGCTGAGGAAGAAAGGATCATGTTTTGAAGGATCAACAATCGGTTCATCTGCCGTTGTGCATCTAACAAGTCTGGGACTAAGCCCTGAACCTTGCCGTCAATTAATGGGTACGGTGTGATTACAAACGGGTGCGATCCGTGCCAGAAAGGGCTTTCCCCTTCCCTTAAAACATGACCCCAAGGCGTGTAGTAAGTGTAGAACCATTTCTGAACAGTCATAAGCTCACCAATACAGAGCGGGACTTCCTCTTCCGGTATGCCGATTTCAGCAAACTTATTAATGCGATACTTGTTGTAAGCATCCAAATGTTTTTGCGTCCAGTCGGTTATATCTCTAGTTCCGTCCATCATATCGTGAACCTCCATAACTTCTACGAGCCGTTCTTCCCAGACTTCAATAACCCGGCATTTAGTCAGGTCTTGGGGTACAAAGAAATTATTGTTGTAAATGTTATCGCTCGATAATGCAACGAGGTTTGAATACCTGTTGTTTACAGAACCGTAGATTTCACGCAGTTGCCGTTTACGCTCTGGGCTTGTACCAAAGTTCACGATCATTTTATCAAACGACAAATCCAGAAAGCGACCAATACAATCAATGTCAAAGCCCCTAACGTCCATTAGGTTACCATTGAAAAACATGGTATTCGGGTGGCAGTTGCGTATGATTAAATCCCGGCGTTTAAGGTCGTTTATGTATTCATAAGAGATTCGTTGTACCGGAAGCCCCGATAGTAAGAATTCCTCATACAAGCGTGAGTCGATTTCTTTAACGTGGTTTACCGAATGTAAAGCGCACTGGAGGCCATTACTCAACATTTCCGATTCTTTGGCACTGTCTGGAGTACGGCTTACAACAACCGATTTGTGGTTGTCGGCCCTGAATTGGCCTACCAATGTTCTGACGGTACTTTTAATCCGGTTCTGTTTTAACGGTAATTGTCCTTGATCGAGGATATACTGGTCTTCTTTGATTTGGTTCCCGTTACGGTCGGTTACAAAATCTTCCCATTGTTTACCTTCTAAGTACCGGGCAGAACGTTTCCGTTCCATCCTAAACTCGTGGAGGTTATCCCACATTTGCTGATAAATGAAAAGTTTCCGCAGTTCCAATGTATCCTCTGGTATAGGAGGCTCTACCTCCTTCTTTAACCCCATCTTTGAAAGGGTTAAGGGTCTAATGGTTGCAAGGTCGTTCATGGTCGTTTGTATTTCTGTTTAATGCCTTTAACTTGATCTATTGTTTGTTTCATGAAATCGAGTACTTCGTCGCTGCCTTCGGCGGTTTTAAAGTCCATGCCCTTCATTATTTTTGTAAGGGCCTTATCCATGCCGTTTACTACTGCGGCGTATTCGTTCAGGTATGGATCGCTCTTCAGATCGACGTATTTTTCGTAGTCCCCTTTGTTGAAATAGGATTGTTCTAATGCAGGTACGGCGAATATCTCATCCTGAAGGTCATAGTAGTCTTCAATGATTTTCCATTTGGCAGGTGGTGTTTTCCGTATAAATGCGTTCACGAACGGGATGTTATTAAAATCAATTTCCGCTCCCGGTGTTGCAACTTGTACAAGCGTGGTCGCTAAATCTGCAACGCCTTTTCCCGTACCCCCTAAATAACTGGTAAATACATGCTCTATGTTCGATGGGTTCCAGTCGGTTAACCATGCGGCTCTGATCGGTTTAGGATAAACTTGTCCATCTATTTTTACAGATCGAAACTTATTCTCATTATCCCCACCGCCTACACTCCTGTAAAGGCCGTCGGTAAGAAATTTAACGAATTGGTTTACGTTGTCTTTCCCTAAAGCAGAGTTGGCAAGTAATTCCTCTTGTTTTTTAGTAAACGGCTCCTTCCTAATCCGGTAACCCATGTAGTTCGTATTAGTCAACACCTCTGAAATTGGTCGGGCAATTGTTGGTACGATTGGGCTAATGTTAAACTTACCATCCACGTAAAGACCACCAAGATCAATTGGGAACAGAGAATTACCAAAACTCGATAACATTCTTCCTGTCGCTCTTCCTGCGGTTGTTTTACCATTAACTACATCGTAGATAATTGTGCCAAGGCTTTTAAATGATCTCCAAAATTGAGGTAATGGGAAACGCCAGTATTTATCGCCCTTATTGCCATGGGTAGCCAAGTGGTAAATATCAGGCAGGATTAAGTAATTATCCCGTACATATTCGTTCAGGTTATAATAATCGCTGTCTTCGGTTTCCCCCTTAATTTTATCATTCATTAACGCCTCTAGGATTCCTAACACGATCAACGCTGCGGATGCCTCTAACGCTCTTTTGGTGTAATTCCTAAACAGATGCCCGTTCTTCTGGAGCGAGTTCATAGCAACCTTAAAGAATGCGAAGTTTGCATCTACGAACTTGGTTATCTTGCCAGTTGTGTTAAAGTCCACAGTATAATTCCTTGCATCGTAGGCCGCATCTTTTATGGTTTTCCCGGCTTTTATTGATTTAAGATATACTGCGAAACGAGTGTCGTTTTCGAGCAAATTACTCCACGCTTCAATACCTCTGATTATCCCAGTGGCAACATTTAGTGTTTTACCCGATATGGTATGCTTACGTGCAATCCTTTTGAGCCGTTTTTCTAATTTTTTATCGAGCTGCTCAATATCTTTCTGATGCGAGTACCCTGTTACGCCGCCCGCTTTTCTGTAATTGTCGTAATGTCTGTCTATTTCGTTGTTTAAATCAGACTTACCCCTCATGCCTCTTAAAATAGCCCCGAAAGACGAGGGTAAATTTCCGATAACACTAATGCCGCTTTCCCCTTTAATCCATGAGGTTATAGGGGCTTCTTGAATGTCACGGATAAAATTTGTGAATGAAAAAATTGGGTTCCGGGAGGTCATGTTTGCTTTGTAAGCATTATTTAACCAAGCCTCACCCCCGACAATTGGGTTATCGCTCCACCGTCTTGCGTCGGATGTGTTCCCAGTAAAAAGGTTTTTGAACATGAAATTCTCCTTATTCATAGCCTGAGCTACTGGAAGGTACTGAGGTTCAAAAACAATCACAGCATCTTCCTCATCGCCTTTAATTATGACCTCATGCTGCCGGGCATCGCTATTGCTTCTCAGGAATTTATGACTGTTGTACAGCTTTGTGATTGCACGACCTTCAGCAAACATCTCCGGGGCAGGTTTTACAAGCTTGTCCGTAATTGGATCAACGCTTAATTCCCACTCTTCTTCGCCGTTGGCATGTTCTACTAGCACGTAATACGCTTTTTTAAGGCTGAAAATATCCCGGTTACCTGCATAGTTTCTAGTCACCAGATTATATAAAGAGGTGTTTACTTCGTTGGTAACCTGTTCTGTGATTGCCTGAAATGCGGTGTGCTGCAAATAAGCAAGTGGGTTTGCTGCGAGTGATTTTCTACCTTCAGCGTGTTGTAGCGACTTCCCGAATCCTTTCCCTTTGACATAGGCAAGGCTTTGGGCTGCGCCTTCTCTCCATCCCCGGAGAGGAACGTAATAATTGTAGCGTGAACGGTATTCATCGGCCTCGTCTGCTGTAATTTGTTTCCCGTTGTGCCATGCCCCAACAATATCCGAAGATGCACCCTTTAGGTTGTCCCAAAGCTCATTTATTAAATTCTGAGGCAATACGGTTTCAAAATCATGTACGATAGCCTTAGCAAGCCCGTCGGGATCGTCTTTAAAACCATTCTCAACATCTAAAGGCATAATCCCTGCATAGTCTGTTTTTTGCAGCTTATTCCAGTAGTCTTCCTTTTTTTGTTCCAGTTCGGCCCATTTTTCGTCCTGTTGAGCTTTGGTCGTTTCTTGATGGGTTTCCCACCATTTTATAAAGTCCGATTGGTGTTTTTTATTCCACTTTTCAAAATCCCGGTTGCGCATATACTGGTTAAGTTCCGGGGTGTGTTTTGCGATAACGTAAGGCAAAACAACTTCTCTGTCCATCCCGGTATAACCAATCTCTGCGATAGTCTTTAAAATCGGAACCATGCGATCCTCAGTGAAATTATCATGAAGGGTTTCCAGTCGTCCAAATGAGTTTGCTATGTCACGGAAAGGCTGCATATTGTCTTTGAGTTCGCCCCCACGTTTTTGTACAAGTTCCTGCATCCGGCGGATAGGCAGGTTTTTGTCTTGGTAAAAATCACGCATCCCCTGAATAACTTCCTTCATTGCCCGTCGGTCTTTTCGTTCCCGGTTGTATCTGGCGGTTACTTTTTTAAGGAAGTCGGTAACAAACACAGGTTTTACTCCTGAGTCATTTACTTCGGTTGGTTTGTTATTGAATTTTTTATAGGCGACCCGTCTTTTTGCATCGTCCATTAAGTCCCATAATCCGGGCTTATCTTTCCCGTATGGGGTTTCAGAATCCCACAGCAAACCTTCGTCTGCAAAGCTTTTGTAATTGTTGATAATGTCGTCGTCCTGTTTAATTTCCAGAACATCAACGAGGTCTGCATCAACCAGTTTCAAAGCTTTTTTAATCGCTCCTATTTCCGGGATTGTAAAGTTCGATGCAAGCACAACCTTCTCTCCGTATTTCCCGACCTCGAAAAGCAATTCTTTAGCCAATTCGTCAGTCGTTAAATTTCCATCGAGCAACACGTAACGATTAATGTTATTGCCGTTGTCAAGGATTAAGGCTTGTATTTTATTGCCGATGCCCCTTTTTTGGTTACTTAAAAATGCAGCAACATCGCCCGATTTTACAACCTTTCCTCGTTCTGTTGATGGGATATATAGCTCCTGCCTGTCAAACTGGTACACGTTGACTTCAAAAGCCTCGTTTTTCATCCGGCCTTGATGGTTAAATTCGTCTTGGTCGCTTGCCGTAAATTGGGCAAACTTCCCGGAGTCAAGGTTAATAATAATGGAAGGATTCAGGTTTACACCAGAGAGGTCTAGGGCGTGTAGTAATTTCCCGTGAATAGCCTTATCTGCTTCAGAGGCTAGTAAATTTCCTGAAGGATGATTGTGTACAAACGTTACTCTTTTAGCCCCGAACTCTTTTGCTGCGGCAATTATAAGTTTGGTATCAACTTGGGTTGCTTTGTTTGTACCTGTTGAAAGGTATAGTGCCTTATATGTGCCGTCCTCGTTGTGAAGTACAGCAAAGGCATTTTCTGATGGGGCTGATTCAAGGTTTTTAAATAAATGGGCTACGTCCCACGGCGAGGTTATTTTCGTCGGGCCTGAAAGCTTTGAGCCTCCAAAAGTCAGGTGTTTTTGTTCGTTTAACTGCCGTTCGACATAGGTTATCCCGTCGTCTGGTTTGTGGTTATACAGGGCTTCCCATTGTAGGTCGCTGGCACTTGTGCTGTTACTGAACTCTGGGTTTCTACGATAGGGTACGTCTTCGCTCCAGTTGAGTTGGGTGTCGATTGAACTACCTTCTTGGGCTTGATTTTCTTCATGGTCGTTTGTACGCTTGTATTCGGCTAAAGGTTCCTCCGCAATATTATTTCCTTCGGCAGGAGCCTGAGCGTTATCCTCACTATCTGTAACTCTGGTAATTGGGGAGTTGTACAGTTGAATAATTTTATCAATCCCCTCTGTTGCGATTTCGGCAGGAAGATAATAAAATCCTGATTGTGACATAGCACTGGTAACGGCAAAATTTGCTCCGGCTCTACTCATACGGTCACGATCCGACCATGAGTTTACGTTTTTAATCATATAAACAGGTAATCCCTGATACTTGGTTTTCACCAATTCAAAGCCGTTAGCCAATTTTACTTTTCCCCCGTCTTCCAGTGCGGTTACTGCCTGATGTGTGGTAAATCGGTTTGAACTGGTAATTTTAAACTTATTGAGGATTTCTTCTGCATCACGCTGATTAAAGTACCGCCCAAGGTGTGCGTTACCATTTTCGTCAACATATCTGCGAACATTGATGTTGTTGGGTAATCGGTTCCAGATTGGCAGAATTAAGCCTTTAACAATGTGATCTACTCTTTTTCTGGTGGCAGGGTAAGCGTCAAAATCAGCGTTCCATAATCGTTCGGCAATCGCTTTATTATCAATCTTAACGTACTTGTTTTTCAGGTCGTCACTCGATATTTGCGATTCAGCTACCACACTTTGCCGGGTTGTCCTTAATTTACGTGTACCGTCCGCTGTCATTTCCGGCTGTGCAAAAACAGCATATATCCGCTCTGAGCTAGTTTCCTGATAATATCCTTTGAATTGGTCGCTTTTATACTTAGCCCTGAATTCAATATCTCCCCACTCCTTGCGGGTGTTTTCAACTTCCAATTCAATGGTAGTAAGGTAGGTTTTGCCCCCAGTATTTTCGTCGGTGTAAATCACCTTTTGATCTACAAGCGTTGTTTTAAATGCGTTAACAACTTGAATCCCTTCATCAAAAGTGCCATGCTGTTTAGCCCGGTCAATTTCTTTGCCCATTAAATCCATAAACCCATCAAATACACTGTCCATCAAATCGACCCTTAACGACATGATTCGGTTCAGGAACATCGTAGTATTGAAAACCACGTTTTCGTTGTACTTCATATTCCCGTCCTGATCTTCGGTGTATATTTTAAGAGCCATTTGGTTTTCAAGAACCTCCATATCAACGCCGGGTATTTCTCCGGCTTCTACGGCTCTGTAAAACTGGAATAATGCTTGTTTGGCGTACTGTCCTTCAAGATTAAACGACCCGTCCAAAATACCTTGTCCCCCAGTCTGGCGTTGTCCTTTGGTTAATGCTCCAAGTTGATCTAACCTTCGGGCCACTGAGGACAAATAACGTCTCTGCGATTTTAAATCCGTGGTTACCAGTTTAAAGATAGGGGCTATACGTTGGTTGCTCCGGTGTGACCGTCCAAATCCCTGAACCGCATCATCCGCTTTCCACCCGGTCTGAATTACAAAGTGAACTCGTTGCTGTTGATTCTCACGGCTTAAATCCGAATGATAAGATGCACCTGTTCCTCCCGATTTTGAAAAGGCGAGAATACGCTTTTTTGCGTCCATAAAATCATCCTTATCCTGTGCGGCGTGTGACTTTGTTCGGGTTTGTTCTACTTTTACAAACTCTCCTTTTTCGTTTTCTACTTTTACAACCCGTCTGGTTCTCCCGGTTACTTCGGCGATATTATCCACTCCAAAATGGTTGATTAATATATCGAGAGGGCTTTCCGGTAAAGTAAGCTCTTTGTCGAGTTTTGCCAGTAGTTTATCCCTTAATGCCAGTGCTGCCGGGTTTACTATTGGTTGTCCTAAATCATCACGCATTAATCGTTTAACGACATTGCCGTTATCGTCTTCCACCTCTTCAAAAGCATGGATAGGAAAACTATTTCTAAGGTACTCTAAGAGTGTGCCTTTTGGCGATAAATCCAAATCCTCGTAATCAAGTTCCTCGCCTTCAGCTAAGTTTGCCTTTGCTTCAGCTAACGCCCTGTTTGTAGCGGCCTCATTGGTCGAAACTAATTGTATTACAACCGATTTATCTTCTGAAAGACATTTTTCAATGTCCCTTATAACGGTTGGCATCTGCATGGTCATTATAATCTGACCAAAAAAGCGTTGGTGCGCTCCCCAGAATTGGCTTTTTGCTGCCGCTTTCGCTTGTGAACTGGTATTGTTAAGGTCAATGGCTTCGTCCATGTGGTGTAACACCATTTGCCAAGCATCTGCAACTTGGTTATAGAGTTCTGTCTGCATGGGTAGCAATTTGTGTTCTAGGGTTTCATAGGCTACTCCTTCAAACGAGAGTTGTTTGGCGGTGTATAAACCCATAGATTTTAAGTCTTTCGAGATTATTTCCATCCCTGCGACCCCTGCGTTCTGTACGGCTTGAACGAAGTCCTTTGAGTCGTTAAAAGGCGTTCCATCACCCCATAGCCCCAAGCGTTGTGCATAAACTAGGTTGCTTACTTCTGTGGCTCCGGTAGCTGAGGCGTAAACAATACGTGCATCCGGTAAGAGTTTTTGCAATTCAATTCCTGCCAACGCCATTAAAGAGGCTTTCTTCATGCCCCTGTCGCCCTTTTGGGCTTCTGCGTTCGACATGTTGTGGCTTTCGTCGAAGATTATTACGCCGTCAAAATTTGGCCCCAACCATTGTGCAATTTGCTGCATCCTATTTTCTGGTTTTCCCTTCCAGAAATTTACATCATCGTCGTAGCTTTTGCGAGGGTCGAACTTTGTCCTTAATGTTCCGTAGGTAGTTAATAATAAGCCTTCTTTTTGTGCTATGCGATTGTGCGGGTTCTTTTGTGAAAAGGCGAGTTTTTTATCCCCACCTACGGCATCCCAAAAGTTTATACTTTCGTAGTGTGCTTTTTCATTAGCCGATAGCCAGACTGCTTTTTTTCTTCCCTGATTGAAGTTGTCCATGATGATAGCGGCAACTGTTCGCCCTTTGCCATATCCTGTCCCCCCGCCTAAGAAATAACCTCTTCGGTAACCTGACGGTAATACTTGGACATGTGATCCTCCGGCGAGAATAACATCTTCCAGTTGAGCATCGCTTAATGCCCCGGATTTAATTACAGTGGGAGAAAGATGCGGCCTGTATTTGCTTTTCGGTAAATTAACCGAGGCCATCGCAGTACTTTCAACTAATAGTGTTGGGTGGGGTTGTGATCCGACTACTTTGATTTCAGGGGTGTACCTGTCGTAACCTAACTGCTCTGAATTATCAAGTGTGCGATCTACATATTCTACTTCAAGCGGTTTGCTTGGTTCAAATTTACTTACAGTATTGGAGTCTCCTGATGTTCCTTCATTGCGTCCCACAGGATGTCCAGAAGCAGAACCTCCGCTATTTCTTCCGCCGTTGTTAGTGGTTGAAGTCTTTCCTCCAGAAGAGCCTCTGCCTCCGCCTGATCGTCCTGAGTTTCCATTAGATACTCCAGAATTTCCCGGTCTGTCTTTCTGTGGAGATAAGTTATCGTGTCCTCCATTTGTGTCATTCCCGGCTCCTTGATTTTCACCTGATCCAGTACGACCATCATTAGGCTTGCCACCATTGGTTCCAGATAATCCCCCGTTAGCATTATCAGCTTGTCCTTGACCGTTTCGAGTAGTGTTTTCATCGGTTAATATACTTGGTTTAAATATACGGTTTTTTGGTACAATATGTTTTAATACATCGACAAGTTCATCGTAGTTCTCAACTTCTGCGGTAAATGGGGCTTCAACGCTCGCACCGAGCTTGTCGATAACCAACAATCGGTTATCAAACGAAGTACCTTTTTTCTTATAGGCATCGCCGCTGATAGCGATATTGGCACGGACAGTAGCGTTCTGTAATATCTTATCCCACCATGCTTTATGGGTAGGGCTGTTCATGCTCATTCCACGCCCTACGATTGCAACTAAGCGGCCTCCGGGCAAAAGTTTAGCCAGAGCCGATTCGATATGTTTTTCGGCTGCATGTAAATCCATCTTATTGCCGAGAGCAATATCTTTAGAGAAAGGGGGATTCATAACAACAGTTGAAATCCGTTCGTTTCTAAAAGCAGGGTTTAAATGTACATGCTTTGCATCGCTCTTTACGGCCCGTAATCCAAGCATTCTAAGTAGGATTAAACGATTGTCGTCAATTTCATTGGCGATTACATTTGCGCCTGTTAAACGGGCAAAAACAGCTATATTTCCTTCTCCTGCCGACGGTTCCAATACATTTTCAAATCGGTCTATCTGTGCGATCCAGTTAACTACAAACGCAAACGCAGGAGGTGTTGAATATTGCTGTAATTCTACCTGTTCTGCCGAACGTTGGGTTTCTGTTGGGAGTAAATCCTGAAGGGCGTTCAGTTTTTCTACTATCGCTTTAACCTCCATCGGGATTTTCCCTGCCGGGTTAAACTCTGGTTTAGATAAAATATATTGGTTAAGGGCTGATCCGGCAATATCATACAGCTCTTTCACGCTTTTGTAATCAACTCCTGCCTGTAATCCGGCTTCTGTTGCCATTGCGGTTAAAGCAGGCCCGTTGGTAATTTTTATCCCTTCAGCTAATTTAGCCATGATACTACTCACCAGTTTCTTTTTATTTGGCGGGTATGCTATTTCTGTTGATCCGGCTATTCCAAATTTTAACTCAACTTCCGACTGTCTCGACTTAGGGAACATCCAACCTTGATGTTTATTCATCCAGATTGCCCCGGCTGTTTTAAAATCGTCGGCAAATGGTTTGGTATTTCCTTTAACAACGAACGCTTTTTCCGATACCGTCTCAATGGTTAAACCTGTGTATTTGGTTGTATTCATTGGGGCTTTGGTCGGGTTAAGCTTATCGAGTTGTCCGAGTAAATTATTCTCATCCGGTTTTTGTGCCGGGGCTTGGTTTTTGTCAATCGCTTGTTCGGCTTCCTTCTGATGATTTATTTCCACTGGAGCCAACGCTTGCTCAATATCCATCTTATTCACTTCCCGAACGTCGTCCATTTGGTCGTCGAACTCATCCATTCCCGGAAGGTTACGGGCTGCGTTGTAAAAGTATTTCAGGTAAGGTTTAACCGGGTTTCCCAAATCTTTCACCATTTCTTTGGCGAAATCTGCAAACTTTATTTTCCCGGTCTGAATATGGATCATTGCCAGTTCAGACCCAAGGTTCATAATCTCGAAGTTGAGTTGCGGTTTCCCTCCGTATTCAGCGGGGGGTTCGCTTGCTGTGTTATCCGGTGGAAGTAGGTTTTTAAGTTTGGCGATAAGTTCTGCTTTGCGCTTTTCCACTTCGCTCAGTTCGGGCTTTGGTGGCTCTTGAACTTGGGGTTTATCCTCCTTTGGAAGACCAAACCTTCCTGCGGCTTTCCCATAAATAGGCAGCATACTTTTAGCTAAATCAGACGCAGATATATCTCCCGGAAAATAATTATTCATTAATCCCCCGGTTTTATCTTTTCTGCGAACTACCCTCCAGAAAGGATTTTTTATCTTATAATTGTTATATCCACCACCACGGTCATACTCTGGCTCATAAGCAAGTCGAACCATAATCCCCCAGTCTGGGTTTTCAGGGTTCCAGAAGTGCATTGTAGCCTCACCACCCGCAGGAGGTAGATTTACGCTTGAATATTGGACTTTCCCGTGACCATCGTCACCATGATCAAATCCTAACGCTTTAGCCAGTGCTTTTGAGAAAGGCAGTAAGTCTGCTTTAATCTGCTTTGCCACTACGACACTCGGCGTTTCATGGTCTATATCGAGCGTCGAGTATGGTTCTGATTTTAATTTTACATCCCCGTTTGCTTCCTTCTTTTCGGCTACCTTCTTTTTGCCCTCTGCGGTTATTTTATCGAGCGGGGTTTGGGGAGTATTCATATCTAAAATATCCTGCGGCACTTTTACCCCTACCTCCAACATCCGATCAATCGAGGGTTTATTCTTGGCATACCCACCTTTATTTATAGCATTGCGTAGGTCTTCAAAATTGTCCACATAACCGAACTCGTATTGCATTGCCTCAGATATAGCGGCTGCACCTTCATAAGTACTGCCTACTTTTTCGAGCTTTAAAATTTGTCGTGCAGTTTCAATAATCCTGTTGAAGTTGGGGTTTTCTATGCCGCTTTTTTCAACAAAATTCTTTGCGAGACTTCTTGCTGCTTCCCCGAACTCATCCTGAATAGCGTTCAGGTGTTTGCGTTGAACTTGTTCCGGGGTTTCTTTGCTTAACTCAGAACCGGAATTATCGGGTAACTTACTGTCTGGCTGATTGTTTTTGCTTAATTCGGTTTCCTTTGGGTTTAATTTTTCCTCTAGTTCTTTAGAAAGCCGCTCATACTCCGGCTCTTTTATACTTATTCTGCCCCAGTCTACTGAACCTTGTATTTCTTTAATCCGGCTCCATACTTTAAATACTTGCGCACCATTTTTCCCCGGCATTTTACCAGAAAGCAAAACGATAAACGGCTCTTTTTCTGTACCGAAATAAGAGACAACCTTTTCCGTTCCTTTCTGAATGATGGTATAATCAGGCCAATCAAGGTATTGGGAAGCTTCTGTTTTTAAAACTTCTTTTTCTGTTCCTTCCGGCTCATTTTCAGTTTCGTCCGGCTTTGTCCCGGTTTCAGTTTTTTGTTCGGTTGTTCCTCCTTCTGGTACTTCTGGTACTGGTTGTTCGTCGCTAGGTTTTTCATTGTCTAGTTCTGTTTTTTGTTGATTTTCTGCGTCGTTAAATAATACACTAAACGGATTATCAGCGTTTTCCGGCTCAGTTTCGGGAACTTTTTCACCTTCCGGCTCTGAAAAGTTTACCGTTTTAGGGGTTAAGGCTTTGGCTTTTTCATTCCAAACAGCCTGCAACTCTTCGTCGTTTTCAATCTTAATCTGGTTGAGGTCGGTCGGAGTTTTAGCCATGCGTATAGATACACGGGCCTCAATAGCGGTGAGTTTATCTTTACCTTTAGTATAGCTTGGTTTTGGTTTAGGGAAATGGTGTTCCATCAACTTATCCAGTTTTGGATCGTTGTGGTATTCCAACCCTTGCATAACGGATTTGTCCTTACTTTTTCCTGCAAGGTTGATAATGGCTTCGGCTTCTTCCGGGCTTATGTCTTCACCCTCGTAAGTATAACCGGGTTCTTTGGCCTTTTTTTCGTCTTCCAGTTTTTGTTTTTCGGCTTCTTCGGCTTTGGCGGCTACGTCCGGGTTATTAATCAAGCGGTCTTCCATCCACTGATTTTTCTGTTCTTCGGTTAAATTTTGTACCGGAACAATCGACGCTGTAAACATCGGCTGAGTCGGGTCTTGACCTTCCACCGGAGTCTCAATAACTGTTGCTTGTCCATTGGTTTCAATATCAACGTCCGACCTTAATTTCTGTATATCAGGTAATCCCATTTGATCGGGAAGTGTATGACTTCCGTCTGGGTTTTTAGTAGTCTGATATTCTTTACCGTTATAGATGCGGGTAACGATATTAGGGGTTTCTCCCTGTGGTTCCCCGGCTTTTTTCTTTTCCCATGCCTGAACAATTTCGGTCGGAACATTTACGGGTTGGTTGTTTTCATCAAACCATGCCTCCTGCTCTTCATCCTGAAACGCCCCCTCTTGCCGGGTTAAGGTTTTACCGTTATAAATCATCTGGTTTTGTTGCATAGCTTGTTGCTCGGCCTGCTGTTGGTCGAACTCCTGAAGCTTAAATGCGACAAAATCCTCTTGGGTCATTTCCTGTGGTTCTCCGGCTAGCTGCTTACGGGTTAAAAATTTCTCTTCCCCGGTATCATCAAAAACCCGAACGCTACCATTATCCAATTGTCCGGGGTTTCCTTTTTTTACATACCAGACTTTCCCGGCGGTGGCATTGTCTTCTGAAATTTCCTGAACAGTGGTTATCATACCATCGTCCTTATTGGCTATTTCTTGGGCGTATGCCTTTGCGTCGGCCTCTGTTTGTTGTCTTGGGTCGAGTGGCGGTAATTGTTCTTGATAGACAGCTTCCCAAGGGTCTGACGGTGGGTTATTTTTCTCGTCATACCTTTTCATTAAAGCATCCCGGATCGTGCCTACATCGGCTGATTTTGCTTTCTCTACATCCTTTGGATTGATTACTGTTTCCAATCCGTTAATATCGGAGGCGATAATTTGGCCGTCTTTATTTCTGCCTAAAATATACTGGGTATTTCCGTTATCGTCGATATACGAGTGAACAACGCCGTTTTCGCCTCCAAGTCTGGTCAGGGCGTTCGTGATATTTCCCTCGTAGGCTTGGCGTTCAATATCTGGAGCAACGGCTTTATTTTGCTGAAATTCTTTAGTAGTCTGGTTGAAAAGTTCGGTTGGCATGGTAAACGCATTCTTATAGTGCGCTTCGGTTAAGTCAACCAATTTGCCTGAAGGGGTTAAGCCTTGGTAACCTCCATCTTTCCCGGCAATGATTTCTACCGACTCTCCGGTTTCCGGGTCGTAAGATACTGTTACCGAACCTTCTTTTTCACGACGCATCCGGTTTGTCGAGTTTTGACTCATCACTGAGAACGGGGCAAGCGCAAGCCCAAAGAAAGCCCCGGATAAAGCGGACTGTCCTAACGTGCTGACTACATCTTTTACGGAGACATCTTTCCCGATAAGGAATTTATCAACTCCCAGTTTCGACATTTCCATTGCAGTCATAGTTGCCATACCGTGTCCGGCCCCGGTTACTGCTTTATTCATTAAATTCCGGGCAAGTGTCGGCTGCTCTTTTAAAAACTGCTCAAAAACTTTCTTCCCGGCGACTTCTACAAATTGAGGGTTTGCGTCTAATGTCGTTTTAATGGACTTTTGTAATATGCCTTTTGGCATCATTTTGCCCACTGTTCCTGCAATAGGTAATGTCATTGCAGCCCCATATAATAATCCCGCTCCGGTTCTTGTTGCAGGATCAACACTTCCTCCGGTTTCTGCCTTAAATTTATCGTAGGCATCAATACCACCGCCGTAACCCATTTCAGCAAATAGGTCAGTAACACCCATAGCCACGGTGGGGCTTTTGGTTACAATAGCTGCTGCGGCTAAACCTACCATAGGAAGCATACCTCCTATAAATCCACCTACTCCACCCTTGGCATCCCCAATGGTTTTATCCCAGTCTTTTAATCCTGCAATATTTTCATTGAGTCGGGCTTCTTCCTTATTCCAGTAATTTTGCCAAGCGGGATTGTCGGAGATAGATTTAAACATGTCGTTAATCATTAACGACTGGTCTTCTACCGCTCTTCCAATTTCATAGCCCGACTTTTTAATCCCGGTCATAAAATCATGCCCCAGATTTCCAAAAAACGAACCTTCTTCTTCTTGGGGTTTTGCTTGATCTGTGGGGAAGTCTGCCCCTACCGCTGAGAAATTGTAATTTTGAAAAGGTTTTGCTTTTGGCATGTTGGCCTGAAACACTTTTAAGTCGGCTTCAGGTACACGATATTTTTTCCCATCCTGCATAAACCCATAAACCTTCTCCGCTTTAGACATGTCCATATTGGCCTGAAAAAGCGAGTCGTCAGTCGTCGGTACATCATAGTACTTGCCATCAATTTTATAACTATTTACAAATGGCGTTTCTGGCGTGGTTGGTACAACGGGTGCGGTTAAAGGTGTAGTTTCTGCCATGGTTTTTATTCTTTACTTTCGTATTTACTTGGGTCAAATCCTGCGGTCGGTGCGGCTACTGACTGGCTTGTCTGGTTACCGTATGATTGCATCGGCCCCGATCCGTTCATCGGAGACATAGCGTTTCCTATTGCTTGGTTAACGCTTCCCCCGTTCACAAGCTGATCAACTGCGGGTTGTTGTGATTGTAAGGATTGTTGTGCGGCAAGCCATTCGGAATAACGTTGTACTATATTTTTAGAGCCTTCCAGAGGGTTGTTTGTAAAACCATCGAGCATTGCCTTTAAATCCCCTTTTTTGTAAGCAGGGTCACTTACAGCGTCTTTTAATAGTCCACGGAACTGACCTTCATTTAAGGTTATAACTTGTCCGTTTACCTCGATCTGCATAAACTTATTTTCCTTATCGAAGTACTTGGTTAGTTCGGCGTTTATCCTGTCGTAACCTAATTTGATAGTGGCCTGATCGTGCCATGTGTCCTGTCCTTGTTTTTGGCGTTTTAAATCCAAATCCTGTCCTTTTTGGGCGTATGTAGCTGAAAATTTATTCCAGTCCAGAGCGTTCTTAGCGGCTTGGGCTTTTAACTGGTCTTCGTGTACCTGTTTTTGGTAGGCTTTATCTTCCCGTCTGTCTGCACGGCCTACTCCAAACTGTAAGTTATTGAGTTGCTTTTGGTACTCCTGAAATCTGTAAGCATCTTTTTCGCCTTTGTATTTATCCATCATGCTCTCGAAAGTGGCATTGATTCCCGGAGCAATAGCATCGGGCTGTCTCCTTCTTACATTGGCTCCTAACCCTAATGAGAGTACATCACCCAAAACATTAACCCCACGGCCTAATGAGTTTATTCGTGACATTTTCTGCAACCTGTCGGCTTTAGCCTGATCAAATTGCGGCTTAGGTGGGCTGATCGTGAATATCTGCCTTGTCAATTCTTCCGCTGAGGGGTATTGTTGACCCGGCTGCTCTGATTGTAGCTCATTTTGAGGATAACCAAAATCCTCCGGGTTCGTTATTTGAGGGTTGCCTGTCATGGTTCGTTGTAGTTAATTTCCGGTTCCTTGTCTCGCTTTATAATTATTGGCATCCGGTTGGTTGTTTAATTGATCAACCAAATACCCGGAGAACGTGGGCGTTGTAGCCGTTGGAGTAATCGCTGCGGTCGGGGTGTCTAATTTTGCCGCTGTCTCGCCTAAACCTCCATCGGTGGGAACCCTATTTTTCATCGCACTGGCAAAGGCCATTGTATTAAATAAGTCCCCTGCGTTGCCTACTAAATTGGCTGCGTTATCTGCTTTTTGCTGATTAATCATCATCCGGCGTTGATTCAACTGGTCTAGGTTTGCCCTAAACATCCGTTCATTGCCTAGCTGATAATTTACTCCCTGACCTGCAACATTAGCGATAGCGTTATTGTAATTCTGCTGCGCTCCGGTATTACTTGCCACAAGAGCCTCATCACTGGCTCCGGTTACCGCACCTCTACCCGCAATGTTCTTCTGATTGTTTAAGAGGTTCTGTTTGTACTGTTGGACAACTGACTGGGCGGCGTTAGTCTGGAGATAGTCACGCTTGGCATTATTGCCGTAAAAGGCTGCGTTTTCTTCGTATTGTTTGGTTAAAGCCTGTTCATTGGCTTTGTTGGCTTTAGCCCCTTTAATAGCCCCAAAGATGGTGCTTGCAACAGAAAGTCCTGCGCCGATAGCTGTACCAATTCCGGGAACCATAGAAGCCATACCCCCTGCTGTCCCTAACATTTTCGATATATCTGGCATCGCTTTTAATTTAAGTGCTGTTTAAGGGGTGAAACTATGTTTTCAGAGCGTCATATCTCGCATATTATGACCTGATTATGGGTAGAATTGGCACGATTAACAGACTGATAACCTGTAATATTGCTACTAAACTTTTAATCACTACCCAATGGTCGCTAGGAAGATGAACATTAAACCCCGGAAGCAAACCGTGGTACTCACAAAGCAGGACGAGCTATTTATTATGGATGAACTCGTCAATAAGAAAACCCAGGCTTCAGTACTGGCGAAAAAGTTCAACGTGACGGATAAAACAATCTACAATGTCAAGCAAAGAATGAAGGATAGCTTTGAGTCACTTACCTTTTATCTGCCGGGGCCTGTTATCGACCGCAAATTATCCATGACTACCGAAGAAAGAATAAAAGCATTAGGCGACGACGCTGCTTCAGTTATGGAATTATCTATGAACCTCGCTAAGTTCAAACTGGAAAGGGATATGGCTTTTATGAAGAAGAACCCTTTAAACGCCGGGCTTATAAGCATGAAAGAGGTAACTGAGTTTTTCGATAAATCAGCCTCGTATGTCCTCCAGAAAAAGACGGCAAATATAAAAGCCGAAAAACCCGTGACCGACGGCTCCTATACGGGCAAGCTTCATAAACTCTTTGAACAACAAACACAAGAAAAACATGGACAAAGCAATTAATTTCACCGGGATAAATCGGGCGATACCCTCTCAGCTTGCAGAGGATGGAGCTTGTCAGGAAATCATTAATATGAGGTTTCGTAAAGGGGCATGGAGGCCAATCGGAGCGAAGAAACAACACAAATTCTTACCTATTGACCCATTTAATAAAATCTATCTCCACGACGTTGAAAACGGGCTAATTTCACAGGAACCCAATTGGATCGGATATAACAAAGCCACCGGAAATATCAGCCTGATAAACCAGAATCTACGCACCTCAACGCTTTTAACATCGTTGCCGCCGAACACGCAGCTAAATATCGTGTTCTTAAAACGAACAATGATCATTGCGTCCGAAGTGTCTTTATTAACTTACCTCTGGACAAACGAAGGGGCGTACTCCTTAATTGAAAGCCTTCCGGTTCCTGATGTTGATTTAAGCACAAAAGACCATAAAGCAGTTATCACAACGGCCTATTTTGCCGCCGACGCTGTGTTAGGTTCATATTTCACCACCTTAGATAACGAATCCCAAGACGAGGGGCATTTATATGGGTCTTTAATGTATATAACGGCTTACAGGTTGTTTGACGGTTCATATATACTTCCTTCGATACCTAGATACTTTGAAATTGGGAACGGGGGTATCATTCACAGAGCTAATCCCGGAGGTGGACATTCTGATGATAGGGTTTTTGATTTCCGCTTAGGGCTGTATAAAATCGAGGCCACAATTAATAACGAACTTTACCCGGAATCAATCGGGCCAATGAAAGAGCTTGTAGATGCAATTTGTGTGTTTGCCACTAAAGTTACACCCTTGCTTAAAATAGACGAAACAACCGTAACTGAGGAAATGCTCAACGGGATTCCGTCTTCTGAACCTTATATTGATACTAACTTTAATACCCATTTTCCCGTGGCTGACGATTTTAAGAAACTTGTCCAGTCTGAAGGTTGGTATAAAATACACGAATTTCCGTTTGAAGATGTTGTAGGTAAAACCGGGCGACAAACAAAAGAAGTGGACACGGTGAATTATTATAAAAACTACGCCACCAAAGAAACATTAACCACAGACCAGTTTACGCACCATGTAAATATTGCTAAAGTTGCCTCCGTTTATAATGACAGGTTGCACCTCGCTAACATCAAAGTAGCTCTAGGGTTGCCTTACGTCACTTGGCCTGATACTTTCGGTAATCTTGGTTCTTTATCTTCTTTGCCGGGGAAAATATCAGTTTGGGTTAAAACAAGCGTCGGGCAAGCCGTTGTACAGTCCACAACTTCAATTCCGGTCTATCTGAGTGTTGTCAAAAACCAGTCAGAATATTTTCTTGATTATGGGGCTGCGAACATTAAAATGATCGAGATAACAGCGTACCCTAACTATGTTCCTTTTTCTGGGTATATCGTTACTGTTCCTGCTAGTTCACCTGAAGGGCTTGACCAGTTTTATTGCTACTGGGAAGAGTCTTCCGGGAATAATACAGAATCATTTATTATCCCCTCAGTCGTCGGATATAACGATTACAGGGCTTTTAGGATGCAAATTCATGTTACTTTAAACGGTTACGAACGGTTACTGTTTGATGAAAAACTCACAAAAAATACCCTCCTGAATTTTTCAACATGGACAAACCCTGACTTTACCGCCAATATACCTTCAGCAACAGCAAATTTTAGCAACATCACAAAGCTGAAAAGCACAATAACATATCCCTCAACGGCTCCTACTCCGGTAGCTTTACAATACGATCCTAACAGGGTGCAAGCTTCAGAGATTCAAAATCCGTTAATATTCCCGGCTAAATATTCCTATCAGGTAGGTACTGGGGCAGTATTAGCCCTTGCTGCGGGGTCAGAACCTCTAAGTACCGGACAATTTGGACAATTCCCGTTGCAGGTGTTTACAACGAAAGGCAACTGGGCTATGGAGATTGGAAGTGGAGATATTTTATACTCGAATATCCTTCCGATAAACGGAGAGGTAATTAACAACCCGGATAACATTATCTCTATCGGCGGCGGCGTTGTTTATACGACTGATATGGGTCTTTTTGTAATCAACGGAATGCAGGTTACAGAACTTTCAGAAGTTGTTGAAGGAGATATTGACGTGGATTTCATGGACTTACCAGAGGTAGCCGTCGCAACAACCAACGCTCAATTTGTGTCGCTTTCCGATTCTCTCTCTGACATTACATTTTTAGAATACATTTCTGAAAGCGTCATTGGCTACGATCATTTGAACAAAGAGCTGATTGTAAGCAACGACGAGTATGAATATTCGTATGTATATTCTTTTGAATCAAAGCTTTGGACAAAAGTATCTGTTTCTTACTCGCTCTTAATTAACGCTTACCCTAAACTTTTGGGCTTTAACGTGAGTTCATGCGTTTCAATCTCTGAAGAAGAAAGTGTATTCCTTACCGATTGCCTTGTAATTACCCGGCCAATTTCTTTTCAGAACCCAGATATGTTTAAGAAAATCGAACGGGCGTTACTTCGTTGTGAATATACCACCGAACCAACGCATTATGCCGGGGTTTATCTTTTTGCCTCTGACGATTTACAGACTTGGCGTTTAATCACAGGTAAACAACGTGGAGGTACTCACATTAAAGACCTCTTGGTGCAAAGATCGTGGGGAAGTGCAAAATTCTATATAATCATGTTCGCCGGGCAAATCAACCAGAATAGTAAAATAAACAAGCTCGATATTAGCTTTGCCCCACGACTAGCGAATAAGCTAAGATAATTTGTCCAGTTTTTTTAATAATTAACTGGACTTTTGTCAAGTTTCCTGAACAGTTTACATGACTTTAGCCCTGCTTTTTAGTGGGGCTTTTTTCGGCTTTATGTAGCTTTTTACACTCCGGGCATAAATAGGTTTCGTGGCTGCTGATTGTCTCCATTAGCCTAGCATTAAGCTTTATCGACATGTCTAACGCCTCCTGCGCTATTAGAAAGTTTTTTATCAGTTCTTCTTTTGGAACTTGCATATACATTTCAGTCCAAAATTCCTTTAACATCTGTGATTTTTCCTCGCTCATATAATTTGTTTTAACAAAAAGCACAACACCAAATATCCTTATCCGGGTAATAATGGTAGTTCATAGTCTTACAGATAGAACAAACTCTAGGGCTTTGCAAATTATCTATCTTGCCGCTTTCAACGTCCATTAAACGACTGCTTAAAATACCAACCTGTTTGGCGTGTTTCTCGATTTCCTTTTCAATTAAACTCTTAACGTCTGGCATAATTATTTTTTAGGGTCTGGTAATACAGTCAAATACGGAACACTACCGGGGAAAATCCCCCACATTTCTCGCTCAAACAGAAAGGAAATCCTTTCAATCGCCAGTCCTAAACAGACTAACTGATCTATATTGTAATGCTCACCCCATTGGTTATCATCTTTGTCGTAACACATGTTTAAAAATGACCAACCCTGCTTAAACTTTGAAGGTAACTGTTCTAACAACTGATTAATATTTTCACGCTGCTGCTCTACTTTGTCGGGGTTAAACGCTATATTAATCACTATACCATGGATTAAAATAGCATTGTGAAGATTGTTTATATCGCTTATACCGTACCTGCAACCTTCAAAAACCTTAGATACATTATCTGCTGTTAATTCCATATTTTATTCTTTCCGGCAAATGTAAAGAAAAACCCCTTCCCCTTTATACGTTTGTATAACATGTATAGAAAACCCCAATTTCTTTATATATTCGGAGCCAAAATTATAACCATGGAAGAAATCAACGACTGGGATAAATGGCTCTCAGATAAAGAAGAAGACTTTAAATCTAAAGGGTATAGAAAATACTTTCAAAACTGGGAACGTGAAGATTTTGCATATTGGAAACCATTTTATAACGGAGAAACTAAACTGTTTCAAGTCGGAATACTCTTTTATGACTTCAGGAAATACCTGCATTCAGACCCCAACGCTAACCGTATCGGAACAACTTACAAATGTCATTTACTCTCAGAAAATAGCCGTATAGACCTTACCGTTTGCAAAGATATTACCCTCGACGAGTTTGAAGTCATGGCTAAAACATTTTACCTCAATATGAACCAATTCAATAAAGAATAATGGAAGACCTAGACGACAACATCAAAAAACTGATCGCAGAACTTAACGAGAGCGGATACCAAAGAGCCTTAATTCCCATGCGTGACTCTAAATACTCATACTGGAAAATGTTCTATAATGAGAGTCACGATAAAATCTACCAGATAGGTTACCTGTTCGTTAATAACTTCAATTATGGAATGATAAACACTGTCCCTGAATTTACCTTTACCCAAGAATGCCACCTTATCGGAGACTACAACATCTTTCTTAGCAATAACAGACCCCTTACCGTTTATGGCTTTGAAGAAATGGCTCTCGACTTTTATAACGGAGTCGGGAAGTACATGATTTAACTGCGAGATTCTCGATAAACCTCGATATTTTACACTACTTAAAAGCGTTACCAACGGTTTCTGGTAGTAGCTTGTTTTAAATTGTCTAATTAAAAAAAAACAACCTCTTTTCTTTGTCTCCGCCCCGTGGACACTCCTGACTAACTCATTTATTGCTAAGAAGTTGGGAAAATCGTGTTATTATGTAAAGGGAAGTTCAAGTCCCTTGGTTTTTTGGGGAGGGCGTAAGACATTTAGCTTAATTCACTCAAAACCGACCCCCCCCGGCTTCGTGGGGTGCTGTGTGTGTGGTGGCGGGTGGTGTGAGGGGTGAATGGAACGCTACGATGACGCAATGCAAAGGAAGGGGGAAACTGTCACGAATCGACAAATCAAGGCTAAAACGGGCAAAAAACAGGCAAGGAAGAGAATAATGGGCCAGAAAATTACTACATTCGTGTCCTGCTCTCCCCGTTACCTTCTCTCCCGGCTCCCAGATCATCACAAAAGAATTTCAGTCGTTTGTCCTAGAACTGTTATTCTGTTAACTAGAAAGAACGCAAAACACATTGATTCACAATCAGTTAGCTAAATTTGTCTCCTTTTTTGTCTGTTTTTACTGCAAATATGTTATTGTTCACTATGAAATAGCATTGATTTACAGGCATTTACAGCAATGAGAAGACGGAGCGGAGCCAGTGGGCCACACACACAAATTTTGATCTAAACCACTTTTTTCCAAAAAAAACGACATAAAGTTAGGATTACATCATATTTGATGTTATCTTAGCACACATGAAAGGACAGATTTTAACACAAAACACACTTAACACACTGATTATGAAAGACTTAACAGAAAATTCAAACAAGGTTTTATCCGAGCTAAACGAGAGTTGGCTCAATGGAAAGTATGAGAACGGAGAAATCAACACCAGTTTATCGTTTGTATCGGTAGAGAGTGAAGATTATTTTGCACAAGGATCGGAAGCAGACCAAAACATTGCAGAAATCCATCAAATCTGGATCAACAGCGAGTTAACACAATCCGAAGCATTCACCGCATGGATCAACATGAACTTTTAAAACTAAGACAATGGGAACAATCACACACATCAAAAGCGAGTATATGGGTAAAGTTTACAGCAACCTGACCATTTACAAGGCACAGACGACAAAAGCAATGAAAGCTTTGCGATTAAGTATTACTGACCTTCAGGAGACAATAGAAGACCAAGAGAAGAGAGACTGGAGAAAGGTTGCTTATTATCTGGGCGAACCTGCAAAGCCGCAATTAAGGGCGTTGAGAATCGAATTAAACGATCTCAAAGCAGAGCGGGCAAGGATAATTGATCCTAAGAAGCATGAACAGGCATTTAATGATGCAAAAGTGAGCAATCAGGATTTAGGAACGAAACAGTTTCCGACAGTTTGTTTAAATGATGCTGATTCGGAAATATTCAGGACAAAGCACAGTATTCAACCAGATGTTGATCCTATAATTATCGGGAGACTGCAAGTATTAGGCTATTGCATTATAGAAGGCTTTGACAACAGTAATCAGGATTTTAGAGTTACTGCCCAGTGCATGAGAAAAACACCTTATAAATTCATTTTACAACCTTTAAACTAACGACATGAAAATCTTTTACTACACCATTAGAGAGTCCGGGAAGAACTGGGACGAGACAGAACAGCATTCAGTTAATGCTAACGACTGGCTAGAGTTTGCAGGGTTCTGTGAAAAGCTATCAGCAACCTTAAATAAAGAAATTAGAGGTTGCACTACTCCGGGTTACAGGAATCAAGGATCATATTTTTACACACCTAAATACAAAGCAGCATGAGAAAGTACAAATTAGAAGTTAGAAAGGTTGTTAATTCTTACACGACTGTAACGATTGAAGCCGATAGTATTGGACAGGCCATTGAAAAGTTTGAAAGCAAACCATGGAAGTATCATTTTGATGAAGACGAGCCAATTCATGAAGTTACCCACATTGCTCCAATAGAGTCTAACGATTCTCAACAGTGGGATGTAATCAGCCCAGACGGTCTTAGCATCGAGTTTGATAAAAGTTATCCTTCATGTATCGCAGCAATCAGAGCTTTTATCCAATGGAGAGAAAGATTCAAGGCTCAGGGCTATTATAGCTCAGGGATTCGGGGCCGGATTGATTTAAGAGAATTGTATTACAAATGTGACGTTATCAGAGTAGCATAATTTAAAACCCAACATCATGAAAAACTTACTCATTATTGCATTAGTTCTGCTCAGTCTGGGAGCCATTGGCCAGACAAAGGTTATTAAGGACGCACAGGGCAATTATACAGCCGTGCAGGTATCTAAAGTTAAGATTGAAGATAAAGACACGGGTAAAACATTCATTGATTCTAAGGGCAATAAATACCCCGTTAGAGAGTCAGTTAACGGCAAACTGTACTATATCCGAGTCAGTAAGAAAACAGGCAATCCTTATAGGGTTTATTTGAAACCAGAGCAATAGAAAGTCTCTGAGGAGTCTCTGAAAATTGAGACGAAACGCCGGGAGGCGTCAGACTAAAATTTAAAACAGGCGGCAACTGTATATTCGGCAAACTACAAGATGAAAATTGAAGAAGTTCAAACGAGAGTTAAGAAAGGCTTTGACGGATGGGAGGCCCAGACGATCCGCACCGAGAAAGGCCAGACGTTCGACATTTCAACACACAAAAGCTATTCCGGGAACCTAACAACAACAGTTAGGAAGGTTACAGTTAACGCCAGTGGTTCTGGTATGATGGGTATTAACTACGGTTCTATCTTAGGCGATGAGCCTTTCTTAAAGATCAATCACGGCAAGTTAAGAATAACGGAGAACGTTATCAGGGAGGCACATTTTAAAGGATTGGCAGCGTTCGACGAGAAAGTAAACGAATTACCCGAAGATCAGGTAAAGGATGAAGTTTACGAACTGTACGACATTTGTTTTCTTGACAATTGCAACATGGCTAAAGGTTATCACGGCAACAATTGGATCATTTACAAGATTGAAGAGTCTAGTTTCGGCCCTAATGTATGGTGTGTCGAGAAAGATACTTTAGACCTTCAAAGGCACGACTATCTAAGACCGATTTCCAAAAAGTTCGGCATAGGTATGTACTTTGAAAGGGGTTACAATATGCAATCCTTTGGCATTGATCAGGATCAATTATCAAACATGTTGATCGAGGCTCAGGATTTAGCAGTTAAGAAAGCAGAAGAGCGAAGGATTAAGGACGAGGCGGCAGCAATTAAAGCAGAAGAAAGAAAGCAATACCTTTCACAGTTCATTAGAGCCGACCGCAGGACAACTACCAACATTATCAAGGCTCATTGTATGAAATCCTTTCAAATCGCCAAAATCGAGGTTAAAACGGACGTATTCAGCGGTGGCGACTCTATGGACGTTGTTTATTACTCCCCGGAGCCAATTAAGGAACTGGAAGCCTTTATTGATACCTTTTGTGAGGGGCATTTTAACGGCATGATCGACATGTATGAAGATTATGAAGACCGGGAAGCGATCATCATGGACGGTCACATCTTACAGACTTACAAATACACTCATGCCAGACACGAAGAGGCAGAACTTCCAGAACCTAAACCAGAGGCAATAGTGGAGATTGATGAATGGGATGAATTATTTGAAAAACCAAAGGCAAACATTCAGATTATTGAATACTCAGAGAAAGCTATCGCAGTAATAGGAGAAACAAAGCCTATTAAGGACGAATTAAAGGCATTAGGCGGTCGTTTTAACTTTAGATTACATTGTGGCGCAGGTTGGATATTCCCGACTGCAAAACGTTCAGCAATCGAAAAACTTATAGCCTAATGGATCGTATAAAGATAGGCCAGAAAGTACTGTTTAAAGGGATCAGGGGAGTAAATACCCCTGCCCTTTCATACATTGAAAGCATTGAACCCGCAACTGGTCACCAGACTGAGTTGATTACTGAAGTCGCACTAGATCAGCTACACATGTTTGTATTCATGTTAGCTAACGGCCATTGTGCCTATTCACGCCAGATTTCTATAATTAGCTAATTATGAACAGGAATATACATTTTGTTGGCATACTAGGGCTATTAGTAGTCCTAGTTAGCTTTTTTACTCTATATTTGAACCTGCCTAATATGTTCGTGTTTCTATTCGGTCAAGGTTCGCTAATTATCCTGATTTATCGGGCTTTGATCATTGAAACAAAAACCACAATTAACTAACATGGAACACATTAATAAGATTATCGCAAAGAAGAAACATTGTCTTGATTGTACACCAGAAGAGAAACAAGGCATTATAGACTACGCTCAGGCAGTTATTGAAATGATAGGCATTGACAAAGCCACAATCATGAACGACGTTGTTATTTACTTCCCGAATGAGTTAGCAGAGGCGATGAAAAACGTCATTGAGAAAAACGACCATTAAGTTCAGTTAATAGTGTGTGTGTGTGTGTGGCCCGGATATTATTGTCCGGGCTTTTTTGCCCTCTTTTAGGCTGCTAAATCGAATTTGTTCACTTATATTAGCGGTTCAAACCAAACACCCTATTTAGAATGAGCAAAGAATCCAAAAAGGTTATCGACACATTAAGGCTAGAGGCCAAAAAGCAAGGCATTCACTATGTACATTTAGCCCGGCGAGTAGGCGAAGGATCAGACTATTTCTCGAAGGTATTTTTGAATAATTATGACATACCACTTTCAAAATTTATCACATTTGCCAGAGCCTTGGGTTTTAGAATGGAATTAGTAAAAGACGAAACCATTAAAAAAACCTTCTTATCCGAAACCCCGGAGCCAGTACCCGGTGTTCATTTCTCCGAGTATATTAAACCTGCACCTATTGACAATGAGGCTAAGGCTATCCGGCGCAGGAGGATATTAAAAGAACAAGACGTTGAATCATTAGTGGCCAATTATAAAAAAGCGATCAAACGATGAAACACCTACGCACCACCCTCACACTAATGTTAGTGTTCATGTTTCTCTACGATGATTTCATGTTCTACCTATTCATAAAAGATCAGTCGATTAATAGTTTACTGACGTTTACAGCCGCTTGTATGTGGACGTATGTTATTTGGTCACAACGCAGGAGCCTGAAAAAGACAATAGCCTTACATGAGGCATTAGAAGCCAAAGGAGAGGCATTAGACGAACTATTTAAGCAAATGAGTGCGAACATTCAAACTCAGTTCAAAGAGATTCAAAACACATTAAAACAACCTAATGAAGACGGACGAGACGAATAACCTAGCGAAGTGGGAGCGGGACTTGCTCTTCTTAAAAAGGTATGCCCGGAAACAAAAGCTCTCGCAGGACATGATAGCCCAGATAACCGGGTTTAAACAACAGAATGTTGGGCGCATATTAAACCACCAATACAGCCCATCATTAAAAACCCTCATACCCATTGTCGAGGCGATGGGATTACACATTGAATACGTGCCAGACCTCGATCCGGTATTAGCCGCCAGACGTGACGAAATCAATGACCTATTCCAGAAACATTTTAATATGGATATGCCGAAGGAGTGCCGCAACCTTACCCAAATAATGACTCTGGTCAACAAACTACACTTCAAACACCCTACATGGTATGACGCATTTGCAGCCTCTATTCTCGATATATGGAGGTCTTACGATGAAGAGATTAACCCGGAAGAAACCAATATCTAATAATTAACATAAATGGTTGGTCGAAAAGTTGGTCGAATGACCAAACAAAAAACCCCTGCAAGCCTAGTGCTGCAAGGGTTTGAAATGTTTGAAAGTGTGACCCAGCTGGGGTCTGGCGGTGGCAATATGTGTAACTCTCCTTTTGATATATTTTGACACTAATATGCTATGTATTATCATTTTATGAACATTTTTGAAACTGTTTGAAAATAAGCCAACAAACACATATTGCAAGAAATTTCAATATAGTTGGTCGAAAGTTGGTCGAAAGAGTTATATTTGTATCAACATTAAAATTTACGATCATGGCAATTGATTTACTTTTAGACAGAGGCTCTGTTAGAGTGAGGTTTAGAAAGCAATACAATGGGAAGCAATATGTGTTAGTGTTCTTCCCCGGTATTACCATTGAAGACCCTAATTCTTTCACTGGAGGCAAGGCAGCCAGTTGCACCAATCCTGCGATAGATAAAAAACTTTTAAGTATTCGTCAAGCGGCTAACGATGTGATCGACGAGAACAATCCGTTCGACCTCAACAACGACCTATTCACGCAACTTATCAACGAGAAGCTAAAACCCCGGAAACTTGCGAACAAGAAAGCGGAACCCAAAGCGACCAGTACGCCGTTTTTCACCTTTGCCGAGAGGTTTGTTGCGTTTAAGGAAGCCAACAAAGGCAAGGTAGGCAATAAGGACTGGGCAAGCTTCAGGACGACCGTTAGGATGCTTAAAACATTCAGACCTAAGTTAACCTTTGAACAGATAGACCGGAAGTTTAACGAGGATTTTTTAACCTATATGCAGGACACCCTAGACTCAGGGGATAACCACATTGCAAAGATGTTCAGCAACCTTAAACGGATATTAGACAAAGCGACCGATGATGGGATTAACACACGGCTCGATTATCTGCGTTTTGACAAGAAAAAAAGACGGGAAGCATTCAATGTGTATCTGAACGAAAAACAACTCTTAAAACTCTTTAATATGCGCATAACGGCCTCTGGGAACCCTAAGCAGGATTTTATCAAATATAGCGGCAAGAAAGACGGCGTACCCGGTTGGACTGATAACCAATACAAGGAATCCGTTTCGGATATGGTTCGTTCATTAGAGAACGTCCGCAAATTGGCTATTATTGGTTGTTGGACAGGGTTAAGGGGTGGCAACTTTTTAAACATCGACCCAGAGACGCAAATCACATGGAGTGAGGATTTAAACAGATATGTCGTTTCTGCTATTTCCAACAAGGGAACCGGGCTAGTTAGAATCCCGGCACACGATATGATTAAACATCTATACGAGAGCGACACATGGCCTTACAATATCACTAAAAAGACCTACAACGAACAGATTAAGATTTTAGGCCGTGTCGCAGGGTTTAACGAGCCTATACTCTTAGAAAAGCATAAAGGCGGCAAAAATATCGAAGAGACTAAGCCATTCTACAAGCTTATAACAACTCATACCAGTAGGCGGTCTTTCTGCTCTAATTGCCTTATTTCAGGTATGCCTAAGCAGGAAATCATGAGCATGAGCGGACACACAACGGAGATTAGTTTTAACAAGTACACGGCACATATCTCTAAAGACATCATGATGAGGAAGTCTTCAGAACGTGCAATTTGGGATATGCCAGTTATGACCGTTATGAGCGTAGCATCTTAATGACTTCTTTAAGCGATTCAAACCGGGCCAAGATTGATAACTGACGCTCTTCTTCGGTCATTCTTACATGAACAGGTTTTGGGGTTACATTAGGGTTAGGGTTAGGGTTCTGGGGTTTAATCTCCGGCAACCCTTTTTCTTTTCTCACCTTTGCCCTATACCTTGCGTTCCGTTCGCTCATTAGCTTTTTATACGCTTCAGCATCTTCATTTTTCTTTCTCTCCCGGCGAATCTTAGCGTTTTCAGCTACTCTCGCTTTATGCGCCTTTTGGTACGCTATTGTTCGCTTTTTAGCTGCCTCTGGGTCTGCCCAATATTGAGCCTTTGCAACTGCTTTTGCTTTTTCTTTATTCTCTGGGATTGAATACCATTTCTGGGCAATAGTCTGTTTCTTGTCCCTATTTTTATCGTCCCAAGTTTTGTTATACTCTGATTTCGTTTTCCTCATGGCAGTTTGTTTATAATACATCGAGGTTTGTGTTCCAAAAAAGGCGTATCAATTGAGTAAGACCGGAACATTTCAACAGTTTCAGAATGTCTTTTTAGTTTTACCAGACCTTCGGCAGTTTCCGGGTGTAATGTTGGCCCAAAATCAGGAATATAGCCAGTAACGGCACATACGCCATAATGTTTATGGGTTACTTTATCGCCCTCTTTTAAATTTTCAAATTCCTTAGTTTTCATCTTGTTCAGTGGTTATATATTCCAGAATATTAACGGCATGTTTCTTTGGCTCAAACTCTTCAATATGCAACGCACAGTCTTGAAGCTCGTTTGTAAACCCAAACAGCGGCAACAGGATCATTACAGCCTCAACGGAAGGCATTTTGCCCTCTTGGCCTACTGACATAGATAAATGCCTCACATTGCCGCTAGGTTGGTGTTCTATTGAAAACACAATCCGGTAACCCATGTCTATAATAATCGAATACCCATCCATGTTTCCTGCGGCAGGGATTAGTCCGTCTCTTGCTGCTAAAAAATGTGCAAGGGTAAACGGGTGGTTATGTGCAAAGTCAACCAGTTTTGCGATCCGGGCTTTTGCGCTTTCATCTAAAATAAGTGGTCGTAGGTTCATGTTAGTTTCGGGTATAAGCTGAAAATTTAGAAAACGAACCTGCCATTTTAGTATCACCAATAATAAACGGTTCTGAAATCAGTTTTTGTTTTGGATCAACAAAGTAAGACACAATTTCGTCACGCTCTGGAGTACTAAGCACACAAACAATTATATCCCGGCTCCCCTTAATATCCTGTAAGCTTTTGCCCTCGGCTTGCTGTTGGTCTTCCTCACTGCCTGTAACGGCCATTAACCCATAAGCCTCAAAGATAAAGGCAACGGCTTTTACTCCGGGGACTTGCGCAATCCTTTTCATGGCTCCGATTATTATGGCCTTTCCCTCTTCGTCGCTCAATAAATCCTCAGGAACAACGGCGGGTACTACCGCATCAATACTTAATGCCACAATTGCCGGAACTAAAAACCCATCATCCTTAAAGTTCTGAATCATTGTCTTAGTTATCGACTCTTTAAATGCTTCTATATTCATATGTTTATGTTTTAATTGGGAAGTACCCAAGGTTCTAAATCATCTAGCCCTACCCCAAATACTTGGTTCTGGTTTAACTCAGGAAACATGGTTCCTAGTCCTGTTTTTTGAACGGTCACGGTTACGTCTTCGAGTTTATCGCTCTCAGGCTCTTCATAACTCAAAATATAGCATTGTGCGCCCGTTTCCTTCATTCTGTAATACTGGAACGGAGGCAATCGCTTTATTGCCTGTCTTATTATCTCCGGTCGGGATAGATACCATTCCTCTGCCCAAAAGCTTTCAAAATCTGTTACCATACGAATATGCGGTTTTTAGTTTGGTCAACGCCTCGTGTAATTAACCACGGGAAGTAAAGCTCTTGATGTTTTACCCGGAGGATCGGTTTAGCTTCATGTGAGACAAGGTTCCCTATCATTATATAGCGTTTTACCCGCTTTAGAATGATTTCTTCCTCTGGGCCGAACATATTGCCCTGTTCCATGCCCGGCTTCCATTTATGGGTGATAAACGCCCCTATAACGGTCTGAGGTTTATACTTTGTGATTGCTACTTTGTAGTCCAGTTCTTCTACGTCGTCCGGGTAATCTATAATCGGTTGTCCGGTCTTCTCGTAATGCGCCCTGATAGTAGGCCAGTTTTGCATTTTATTGTCGGTTATTGGTATTCCTAAGGCCCGGCCTATTGCGCCGTTTCCTGCGCCGATTTCAATTGTGGTTCCAATAGCGTGATCCCGTAGCCAGTCTATCAATTCCTGCGTAGGCAAAGCATAAATCGCATAATGGTGCAGGAATAACCTGATTTCGTTCTGTGTGTAGTCGTTGTAAAATGCTGCGGGTTTTATAACTATTTTTCCGTTTTTAAAGACCTCTCTGGCTAGGTGCGATACATCCTGATCAATCATCACTAAGCCGCCAGTGTTCATATCAAATTTCATCCTCTATTGCTGTTAAAAGGGTTATTGCTAGAGCTGCTCCGAAAGCGTCGTCTATTTCGGCGAGTCCTGCCGGGCAATGTTGCACTATAAGTCGGTGGTATAATTTTCTGTCTGGGTGAGCTACGTGTTTTGCCTCAATATAAAGAATCCCGTCGTCGTCCATTACAAAATCACATTCCGCATAATCATTAGCCTCGTAAGCCTTCAGTATGTCGCCGTTATATTTTTCAGTTTCATAAACGTCGTCAAACGTTCCCCTACTAACATGGTTTCCAAATAACTCTATTCTCCTGTAATTCATAGCTAGTTGTTGCATATTTCTTTTGTGATACTGTCTAATACCTTCCCACAAGCGACTTTGTGACCTGCTTCGGCCTCATCGTAGGTGCAATATCTTCTCTGATACTGGTCGTGTTTACCTCCAAAGATCATGGTTTCAAATAAGATCGGAGGGCCACCCCAGTAGTTATGGTCTAGCCCTAAAAATACGGTTGATACCATTATTTCTTCGATCATTGTCTTTTCGACAATCATATTGCTAGGGCTTTCCATAAACGTAGCCCATTCCCAAAGATCAAAGGCCGGAACGGGTACTCTGTCTTTTAAAATATATTTATCTGGTCGGTTAAACATAGTCTCCTGCGGCTGCAACCTTGTATTTTCTGTTTTCAAACTCAAACAAGATACCCCGCCTAATTAAAGCTTTAACCGAACCTTGGTCAAAGTACACCTCTTCAAAGTTGGGGTCTGTGGGATTAAAGACTGGTTGTTGCCTAAATAACGGATAGACCATCAAATAAGCCCCCGGATGCGATATTAAGAAGTCCACTACTTCCCATTGCGGAGGCGAAAGCCGCATCCCATTCATAGTCCTTTCTGGAGTGAATGGGTTCGTTTTAAACGCTGCAACGTCGAGTTTGAAGTGTACCGTGTAACCGAGCGACTTTTTGGCTATCGCAGAGCCTATTGTCATAAAAGAATCTAGGTCTTTGTAGTAGTAACCTATTTCAGCCCGTTTCTTATCTTGCTGAATCCAATAATAACCGTTTTCCATTAGCAGTATTCTGGTATGTTTAGTTTCTGAAGTAAATAACTCATTCGTTTGTTCAAAGCGACCGAAGAGCCGAATGTCTTGCCCTGCCCTTCATAATGTGCTTTCATTCTTGCCAGAAGCTCCGTTGCGTGACCTTTACCCGGTTCTTTTGAGTCTATCGAGTAAATGGTAGCCCAGGTTTCATCAACGCCTATAAGGGCCACACAGCTTTCAAAATCGCACTGGTCGAGCGTCATACCTATGCTCGTTATTTGTTGTATTCTCATCCTATATGCACAATTGGTGTAATTCCCCTTGCCTTCATTTTATTCATGTAGTCTAAGTGATCGTCGAGGGTAGCCTCTTTAAAGTCATAAAACGCAACGATAATACGGCCTTCTCTATTAGCCATTGTAGCGTACACCATTTTAAAATAGAAATCATCATACCCACAGATAACAGTATAATCGCCTATCCAAATTCCATTTTCATCGTAGGTCTTTTCAACCTTTTCGTACAGGCTTAAAATTTCACGTATCAGTTTGCTTATAAAACCTTTAGGGAGTGATTCGAATAACTCCCGGTCTGCGGCCTCCCTGAAATCAACAGCGGCAATGTGTATTTTTTCATTCATGTTAATTGCTTTTTGATTCAGGGTTAATAGTTACATACTGATTAACAGCTTCATCCTTTTCATTAAGAAGGTGGTCTAAATGTTCGTCTAAGGTAATTTCTGTCCACATATCAATCCCGAAGATGATTTTTTCACCATCGGAGACGCTCGTCCATTTAATCCTGAAATAGCGTTTCTCAAAATTAGTGTTGACTACATTCCCGTGTACGGCTAGGTTCCCACGGTTTTTCTCCCTTCCAAATTCCATAAACTTATCAGTCATAAATTTAAGGATCGTGTCTGCAAACTCACGAGGGAGAGAATAAAATAGCTCTTCATCCTCCCTGTATCTAAAGGCTACATTAATACATTTGAAATTCATATCGTTTAGTTTAAATTCCTACCATTATTTTGTCCGGTATTGGGATAACTTGATCCGTTGGCCTCCATAAGTGCAATACAAACGGGTGCATGTTCACGTATTCTGATTTGGCGGGGTGGTATTCAATAATACAATCTTCTTCATCCCAGAATAGGCTTTTTACATGACACATTTCTTCCCAAGTCGGGCAGCGGCTTTGCTTTTTGTCGGCATGAGCAACACTAACGGAAACATGTTCCCATCCCATGCCGTCGCTAACCTGAGCATAAAATACATATCCATGGATTCGATTGTGGGGGATTACAAAGAAACCATTGTTACCCCATGATGCGTCCGAAAACAAACGGGAGTGCCTGTTTGTCATTCGGTATTTTTCTGGTACGTGGAACATTCGCCTACTTCATCATTTCACGGACTTTAATGTGTCCTGTGTATTTATCCACGATCATAGGGGCATCATATTCATACCGATTCGCCTGATAAATAGCGATACTTATAAACAGACCTGCGACAAGTATCGACAGGCATATCCAAAATGTTGACGTTGGTTTTTTCATGATAATCGTGTAATGTGTTTAAATAGGCCAGTGGGTTAATCAAACCCAACAACCTTTGGGGCTTCATTGTCAAACTCTAGTTTTATCTGTGATGGGTCTGGTTGCTGAAGCTTCCTTACGATGCAGCTCTTTCGTACTGGCGACTTATGCACTGCGGACTGCGCCTTTCGCCCTACTTTCGTAATGCGTCAATTTAGCGGTTAAGTCCATTACTTCCTTTTCGAGCGACTGTACGTTAGTCGAAAGACTTTCAGTATGCTTTTCCAATAATAAAATCTGCTTTTTATAAAGCGCAATCATTTCCTGCAATAATTGGTTCTCAGTTGACTTATCTGGCACAGGTTGAACAACCGGAGGTTTAACTGCGGGTGCAGTCGGCTTGTCGTATTCTCCAGTTAATTCAAGCACATGTACATCTAAAGCATCTGCCAACATTTTCAGCTTTGTGAAGGTAATATCGTTCTTATTTGCCTCATAAGCCGAGATCATTCGCTTCGATACTCCGCTCTTTTCTGCAAGTTCGTCGAGGGTGACTTTCTTGCTGTTTCGTATTTCTTTGAGCTTCAGCATAGTGTATGATATTTATAAAATAATGTAAAATTTTTCCATTTTTTTGTTGCGAGATATATCCACATTCCCTATATTCGTACTCGGATTTTGTAGCTAATGTTCTCAATACTCACACAAATATAAGGAAAAATGTTACATGTGTACTATACAATGCTCAAAAAAAAAGCAAGACAGTCTTTAATTGATCAACTTGTCATTGCAACAGAACGTCGTCCATCGACAGTAGCCTCGTGGTGTAACGATAAAAGGCTCCCGGCTCCCCTTGAACAGCAAGCAATTGCCGAGATTATTGGCATTGATCGGTTTAAATTATTCCCCGTTGCGCCTTCCGCTTTCGAGTCAAAGAAAAAAACTTTAAAAGTTTAATTATACCATGTCAGAGCAAATAATTCTCACAGGTTTAACCCTAGATCAGTTTAGGGCAGAAATGGCAGGTATCGTCCGAGACGAAGTTGCGACAATTGTAAACCAATCCTTACAGAAGGCCGAAACTGTTAACCATACAGCAATACCCAAATTAGAGTTATCCGTTCTCTGCGGGGTTGCATACAATACTCTTCAAAAATGGCTCAGAGACGATGGTATAGACCACGTAACCTATTCTGGCCTAGACGATTTTAAGGCTAGGCATCGAAAGCATTCACGTTAAGAAAAATACTTTTTTCCACTGGAGGAATGAGGTTGTTGGCTCACTGTTTAGGTTCGAGTCCTAACCCTCCACACTGTAATATATTGCACCGTTGCTAGGAATGAATAAGAGAAGGGCAGTTCGGATGACCACAAATGAAAAGGATTCAGGAAGGGTCATATATACAAATTTACCGGAGTAGTTCAGTTGGTAGAACTGCCCTGTTAAAGGGGTGGGGTCACTGGTTCGAGTCCAGTCTCCGGTGCGATGTTCGTTGAAGTTATTTAAACCTGTTTGGACAGGGGTTCGATTCCCCTCGCCTCCACCCAATTCGCCAATTGGCTGAGTTTGGTGCTTGTCTGGGAAACAAGTTTTTGGGTTAACCACCAATGTAAACAATCTGGCAGGATAGGTTGAAAAACCCCAAACTTAATGTTATTCGGGGGCGACTGGTTTTGACAGGCAGAGACTTGGGTAATGGAGAATATCAGCCAATAACAGGCAAATCTATTAATCTTTTTAATCGTGTTGCGGCAGCCGCATAACGGTTAAACGGTCTTCCCCGACGTTACTGGGGCATCGAGAGCGGCGTTCTCATATCGGTTGGTACACCCTGCCCCTTAAAAGGCGAATAACTCCGTCGCTTTCTTTTTTCCACTAGGCTTTAATTTTGATAATTCCCCCGTGATGTTTCGGTCACCACGCCGACACGGGGACTTTTCAAACTACCTAAATAACTATCCAATGATACTTATTAAATACATTTTTAAACGGTTATGCCGTCGGCTACGCATTTACAGGCGGGTCTTATTCCATAATAGAGTAACCCATTCAGCACGGGAACAACACGAACTAATCTCTAAATAACATGACAAAAGCAAAACGTGAAGCCTTTTTAAAAGGCATCGAAAGTGGGCGTTTCCAGACCGATAAGGTCAATATCTACCTTCTATTGAAGGATCATCCCCGGACGCTCGAAATGTTGATCTATTTCGGTTATCCTGAGAAGACAGCAAGCGCACGAATCTCCGACCTAATGGACTTAGGTTTAGTCGAAGCCCGTGGCGACAATAAGAGTTTCTTTCATGTAGTCACCGAAGAGGAACGGCAAAACTTCTTAATGATCGCAAGACAACAAGCAGCCTACACTGCATGGAAAGTTAAAGGCGAACGTATGGACTGGTTTAGTGGCATTTACAAAACATTCTAATTTATATCAGATATGCAACACGTAATTTTAAAGAGTCTGACGATAATCAATTTTAAGGGTATGTTATCACGTACCATTAACTTTAACCTATCTGGCAGGACTGACATTAAAGGGCCGAATAAAAGCGGGAAAACAACCATTGCCGACGCTTACAGCTATGTAATCACTGGTAAGAACGCACAGGATAAGAAAGACTTTTCCTACAAGCCTTTAGACTCTAATAACAAGACTATCGACCGCACCGAAACTGAGGTAGTGGCATTATTTGAGGTAAATGGTAAAGATATTCGCCTTGGTCGTAAAAATAGGGAAGTCTGGGTAAGACCTTCCGGGAAACTGGAGCAGATAATGACAGGAAATGAAACCCTGTATTCTCACGACGACGGACAGATTAAGGCCGGGGAGTATCAAACGCTCATAGCCGAAGAGTTAATCGAGGAAGGTTTATTGAAAATGCTAACCTCGCCCACCTATTTTATGAGTCTCGATTGGAAGATACGCCGCTCTAGGCTTGTTGAAGTTTCTGGCGATGTTTCCGACGACAACATTGCAAAAAGTCGCACCGATTTTGAAGACTTGTTTATTAGGCTTGCCGGGAAACCATTCGACAAACGCCGACAGGAAATCACAGCCAATAAGAAGAAAACAAACACCGAATTGGTTCAGATTCCTGCACGTATCGACGAGATTCAGCGGGGTATGCCTGAGAAACCAGACCTAGAAGCCTTAACGTTCGATCTTAAAAATGCGGAGGCCGCTATCGAAGAGTGTAACACCCGGATTAAAGAGTCTAACAGCGCACACGAACCTTTCTATAAAGCACGGTCTGAGCGCAATATTCAGATTTTTGAATTACAGACTGAAATGTTTAAGCTCTTAGAGGCTCAGAAAACCTTGATCCGTAGCCAGTATTCCTTAAAGGCAGACCGCAAACGGGAATTATCCGACGAGATACGCAGTTTAAGCCGCCACATTGACGTAACGAACAACCTTTTGGATAATATGCGTCTGAAGGTTAAAGAGCTTGAAATCGACCGCAAAACCCTATTGGATGACTGGCATTTAAAAGACAAAGAGCAGCTTATCTTCAACAACAATTGCCCTATTTCAGGCCGATTTTGTGACATTGCTTACACCGAAGAAGAAAAAGAAGAACGCCTATTGAGCCACAACCGGGCCAAGAGTGCTACTCTGGAAGGAATGACCAACCGGGGCAAAGGTATTAACGAAGAGAAAGACCGGGCTTTAAAGGTTATTTCCGAGTCTGAAGAGGTGTTAAGAACTCAGAAAGCCGAACTGGAACGCCTACAAGAGGAACATCGTAATATACCTGCAACACCTATCGACGAGCTTATTGTTAGCGAGGCTCAGACCAGTGTTACCGAAAGGTTCGAGTATCAAGAGGCCAAAAAGGAAATGGACGAGTTACTGGAACTCAATCGTCAACCTGTTCCGGCAACGGTCGATCTTTCTGAAATCGAAGAAAGCCGCAAGTTTTATGAACATGCCAGAGACAGCATTTTAGCCAAAATGGGCGACATTAAGGTTATCGAGACAAACGAAGCCCGTCAGCTTGCTCTATCGCTTCAGGCAATGGAATATAGCCAACAGATAGCCGACATGGAACGTGACGAGTTCTTAATGTCTGAGTTCGAGAGGGCTAAAATGGGCGTAGTCGAATCAAGAGTTAACAGCTTATTCACTACTCTAAAGGTAAAGATGTTCAAAAAGAACATTACTAACGACGGGGTGGAACCTTGCTGCGAAGTGCTTGTTGATGGGGTTCCGTTTGCCGATGCAAATACAGCCTCCCAGATTAACGCCGGGCTTGAAATCATTAACCTACTCTCTGAATTTTACCAAGTAAGCGCACCCGTTTTTATCGACGGTCGTGAGTCTGTTACTGACATTATTAACACTAAAGGTCAGGTTATTAACCTGATTGTTGCACCGGATCAAGAAACACTAACTATAAATTAAAACAAACATGGAAAATTTTGCGGACTTCATTAAAAAAAGCATTGAAGAGTATTCCAACCACGAAGCAATCGTCGCTGAGAATCAACAAATGATCTTAAAAAAACTTAATAACATTGAGGATTTGCTCCAATTGCCAAAAAATCCAGAACTATTAAATGGCACTTTTTTAGAAAAAGAAGAAAGGTTTTTTTACGAGATACATCACAATAAGATAGGTAGTCTGAAAACCTTATTAGACAATTTCCCTTCCGTAAATTCTGCCAGTAGGCTTTATAATCTAACCCCAAAAGAGATTGAAGATAACTTTGATGGATGCGGAGTTGGTGCTAGGAAGTTATTCGTTGACTTCAAAAAGAAATTCGACAATGATTGGATTCCAAAAAATGTAACCCAGTCAAAAATATCATTTAATCCATAAAGAAGTAATGTATAAACAAATCATCACATTCCTATACCACAACTACGCAGGTGTGTATAGTTTCCGGTTGTTCGGTAGATACTGGACAACAGTAAAAGCCTCCAGAGGTATGTTTCCTTTTATGGTAATCTGGGGAGTATCAAAACTGCTTCAACCCGAATTGTATTTCTCTTGGTGGGATGCGGCCTTTACAATACTGGCAATCATTCAATACTTAGCCGGGTTCACCAATCTAGTCGTTAACGAATACAAAAAACTCAATAAATCATGAGCGAAAACACCCCGGCGACACAACCCGTTGCCAAAATCGACGCACTTAAAAAGATGCTTAACGCTTCCTCTGTGCAAGAACAGTTTACAAATACCCTAAAGGAAGGCAAGGGGATATTTATAGCGTCACTAATCGACCTTTATAACAACGACAATAATTTGCAGCAATGCGAACCAAAAGCCGTGGTTATGGAGGCTCTAAAGGCCGCAGCCCTGAAGCTTCCAATCAATAAGCAGTTAGGCTTTGCTTATGTGCTTGCTTTTAATAATTCAAAGAAAGTAGGTAACAACTGGGTTAAAGTAATGGAACCCGTGTTTATCCTTGGGTACAAAGGGTATATTCAGCTTGCAATGAGGACTGGCCAGTATAAAACCATTAACGCTGATGTTGTTTATGAGGGAGAAGTACAGAAATCCAATAAACTCGCCGGAGAGTTACATTTCGATGGGAAGCAAACCTCAGAGAAG